GGCTGCCTAACTGGCTGCCTAACTGGCTGCCTAACTGGCTGCCTAACTGGCTGCCTAACTGGCTGCGTAACTGGCTGTCTAACTGGCTGTCTAACTGGCTGCGTAACTGGCTGTCTAACTGGCTGTCTAACTGGCTGTCTAACTGGCTGCCTAACTGGCTGTCTAACTGGCTGCCTAACTGGCTGCGTAACTGGCTGCCTAACTGGCTGTCTAACTGGCTGCCTAACTGGCTGCCTAACTGGCTGTATAACTGGCTGTCTAACTGGCTGTATAACTGGCTGTCTAACTGGCTGTCTAACTGGCTGCGTAACTGGCTGTATAACTGGCTGTCTAACTGGCTGCGTAACTGGCTGTCTAACTGGCTGTCTAACTGGCTGTCTAACTGGCTGTCTAACTGGCTGTCTAACTGGCTGCCTAACTGGCTGTATAACTGGCTGCCTAACTGGCTGCCTAACTGGCTGTCTAACTGGCTGCCTAACTGGCTGTATAACTGGCTGCCTAACTGGCTGTATAACTGGCTGTCATTTTGATCTTTAATTTCTATTCCATTTTTTAAGCAATAAATAGCATAGATGATAGGTAAAAAAACCTTATCATTAGATTTTATATAATTAAAAAATAATTGAGATTCAAATGGATTTTCAGCAACTAATACAACTGGATTTTTAAAACCTGCTGTTTTATAATTCCAATGAATTAAATCTTCTGCTTTTTCTTTTTTGAAATTTTCATACCTTTTTCCATCATAAATTCCTTCTGTATATTTTTTAATATACTCTGGTATTTTAGCTTGAATTTCTGGGGTAAAGTCTTTTAAAGTTTTAAGTTGTTTTTCCATACTGATTAGTTATTTGATAGTTAAACGTAATAAATAGTAAAAGGTTGCAAAAAACAGAAAATCCCCGAATTAACGAGGACTATCTGCTTCTATAACCAGTAGAACAAACCGCTTAACCCATTAAGAAAGTGGTTTTATGCCTACGAAGATAGAAAATGTATATGAGAATAAGTAATTTTATATCTATTTTAACAAATTAAGTGGTGAAAAGTAATGAAATATAACTACCGACGCTGGCGAGTCAAGTGATAAAATTTGTATCCTCCGGCGGCTTAGTGAATATTTAACAAGTGAATATTCTGTATTCTTACTCTAATGCAACCTTTGTAATGATTAGACGTATAAAAACTCAAACACAAATTATTAACTAATAAAAACCATATAAAATGAATGAAATAATTGAATCAAATAAACTAATAGCTGAGTTTATGGGAGTTAAGGTTAATTGGGTTTCAAGTAACTATTTTGACACTGATGGTGATTGGAATATAGAATTAGACTTTCTGCCGGAAATCATGCAAGAGTCAGAATTAAATAGATTAGCTACTTGCGACAATCCAATGGACAACTTAAACTTTCACGATAGATGGGATTGGTTGGTTCCGGTAATAAATAAAATAATAGAAATAGATATAACTCCCGCTCCTAATTGGACCGGATATAGGGTTGAGATAATCCCGCGCGGATATGTGTCTATTTCAGGGTTTCCTATGGATAAAATAGTTACAAACATTTCAAAAGAAGGGTCGTTAATCACCGCTACTTACAAAGCGGTGATTGAATTTATAAAGTATTACAACAGAAAGCACAATCCATGAATATAGTAGACATAAAAAGCTAGTGGGAATCCGGCGGAGGGTAAACAAAAGCAGGGAGCTTTAACCTCCAATTATACATTGATTATTTAACAATTAGAAACAATAAATAAAATGGAAGAGTGGAGTAAATTCATAGAAATACTAGAAGCTAGTGTTAAAAAGAACGGTAAATATTACCCTATAACACTAGGACACTTACTAGCGATAGCTAAAATAGTTGACGAACAATCCGGCAATGATAATTGGCCTGAGGCAGACGTTGGGGATATGTTTTAAATGTTAAATTTTCATTCATCTATTGACAAATGATATTTTGTATGTATATTTGCATCACATCCCGGAAAGATGTACATTTGACATAAGTTTTCTGTTCTTCCAAATATAAAACTAAATCCTCAACACGCGTCTTTCCGGGCAAAAAAGTTGGGGATTTTTCCTTTCTATCCATTTCCTTTCAAAATTGAGATGAAATAATAAAAGCGAATTTCCTTACAGAATTGAAATGAAAACTATAAACCGGGAGCAATAAGTAGCCACAGCGGAATTAGTTTGTACTTTAAGAGATTACTGGCGTTCGAGTCTCGTCGATGGTGTCAAGGAAAGAGTCGATTACAGGGCGTCCGATAAGCGGATTAAAAGTGGTTTCCAAGATTAAAAGGGCTTATAGTCTTTTAATTGTTGTGTAAGGTATGCAGCTCAAGTGGTCAAGCAGAACTTTATTACATCGATAACCCTCTAAAAGGCGCTGAAATACAGGCTTTTTAGTAGGGCTTTCTGTGTCCGTTGCTCAGGTGTCAGTCTTAGTAGTAAGCAGTAAGTGTTAAGGCTGCCGGTTCAGGGGTAAGGGTTGCAGGGGGTGGTCGGTGGTGCTATGTTTAATTTTAAAAATATATATTATGGGTCCAACTAAAGAACAACAAAGAGAAAAAATAAGAATGGCTGAATTGGCTGCTAAACAATTAGAAAAAGATTATCAAAAATCTTTGAGGGAAGAATCTATTAGAAATTTTAACGATAACCCAGACTTTGCTAAAATAGACGCTTTAAGTTTTTTTGGAATTTCAGGAATATATTTCTTGTATAAGAACAATCAATTGGTTTATATTGGAGAAAGTAGATGTATTATTTCTAGAGTTTCGCGTCATTATGAAGAAAATACAAAGCAATTTGATAAATTCACTTTTTCTGTATTTACCGGAACTTCTGATGCCAGAAAACGCAAGGAAAAAGCTTTAATAAGAAGATTTAAGCCTAAATATAATAATACTCACAATCCAAATATAGATCGTAGAAAAAAAGTGAAATTAATATTTGGCGCATCTAGGTGTTAAAAATGTAACCTTTTATAATTTACCACGTAAAAGATAATAGATTTAAGAATAGAGATACTACCTTTTCACTAGACATGAGTTATAAGTTAACAAGGGGGTGGTTTGGCTTAAAAGCTGTTCAATTCAGTGAAGTTCTTAGATTTACGCACCATCTGACCTAGAGGGAGGAAAACCTTAGGCTTAGAAATAAGGTCGATGTAAGTGGGTTCGAATCCCGCCGATACAGATGGTGTTTTTTTTGAAATATTAAATTAATTATATGGGCAGTTGTAGGTAATAGTAACCCGGAAGATATTATAGAAATAATGTACAATAAAGCTATACAAGTTCCGTTGCGAGTTCGAGTCTCGTACTGTCCACGAATCTGTTAGAGTCAGATCGCTAGTCGAGCGCCATGATGGCGGCAGGGGCATAAAACACCCTTCAGGGCAGACTAAAACACCTGTTTCAAGAACGGGCAGGACCTTGTGGTCGGATTCAGGTGTTTTTTGAAATATTGTTGGAGTGGCGGAATGGTAGACGCATTGTTACAGAGCTTTCTCAAAAGCTAAATAAGCATTTGGCTCTGGGTGAATAGGGTAGGCGAAATATAATACCTGAGAAATATTATATACTAGTCGTGCAGGTTCGAATCCTGCCTCCAACACAATCAATACTTAAAAACAATGAATGAACCAGAAAAGAAAATGCTTAAATCTTTAAATGACTTTATGAAAGATTATGGCATAGAATCAATTTCATTTGGTAAATCACATAGTCTAAAAAAGACTCGCGGTAAAAAAGCAAAACCAATTAATAAATCAACCAATGACAAAGAAAATAGTAGTAGTAAGTAGTGAAAGGGGGAAGCAATGTGATTTGTTTCCATGGTCGAGCGTTCATGATGGAGAATTTGATGAGAAGGGATTTAGAATTGCAGGTAAAAGCAATTGGATTCCACCTACATTTACATTAGTGGATTACGCAGGGGATACTAAGAAGTGTCCATATTGTAAATTGGATTTTGCCGCCGATGCTCCTTTTGTAGTGGCAAGCCAGAAAGGGGATGAAGATATGTGTATTAGATGCCATGAGAGAAGATATGTAGTTGGTAGGGACGAATACAAAGATGCGGTGAGGGCTGAACTGATTGCAGAACTAGGCATTAAACATAATATTAATCTAAAATAACGAATGAGTGAAAATAAGCCTGTAATTCGAGGGATAACTATAAACGGTCCCTTACTATTAAAAAAGATAGAAGTGTTATCTAAACTTTATTGTGGTGATTTGGCGGTATCAGAATTAAACACTCTGGCCGCCATTATTACTTATTCCAATAACAATTCTTTATTTATCTCTCCTATTATTTCCCGCCAGCTTCAGAAATCATTTAACATTACACCCAGTGCTTTTAGTACATCTTTATTCAGATTATCTCAAAAAGGATTAATAAAAAAGGATTCAAAGACCGTTACCTTGAATCCTATATTTACCGGTGTGATGGAAATGGATAGACTGCTTGTGAGCTTTGTGGAGGATTAATCTCCAGTGGAGTCTATTTGCCTTGAAAACTCTTTGATCTTATCGTTTTCGGCGGAAATCTTAACCACTTCTTTAAATTCAAATTCATAAAGAATATCATTCCACACTTTAAGATTTTCTGTATGCCAGATGAAGAATAGTGTGTTTACCTCCTGTTTATTCCAGTATTTCTCAAATTCAGTTAGGCGGTTAATAGCAGCTCTTAGTGGAACTACTGTCTTTGAATGAGAGAATATATCGGCCGGTATCTGAAAGCGGGTATTCTGCTCGTTATAGGCTTCAAGAATGTGGATTAATTCGGACAGGGTTTGTGGCTCTTTTTTCATTTTAAATCAATATAAACGTAAGTTATAATTGAAAATATTAAGGCTAAATAAGAGCCGTTTCCAAATATATGGAGTTCGTTTTTTTCTTGTACGGCTTGTATTAAGTCAATTGATGTAAATATTATTGCACTGAAAGTGAAGAACAGTAAAATAAATATAATTATTTTATATTTTCTCATTTTATAAAGGTTATTTGATTGTTGGTGATGGTTATTGTGAGTGGTAGGTTAAGGACGTCTAGGAAATCAGACCCTTCTTTTAACCCTGCAATAGAGGCAATATTATTCATTGTAATGATTAATTTATCATTTATAGGGAAATACACTGGAAGAGAACCAAAGTTACCTGAGAATGTAAATTTAGCCATATTAACACCGTTTAATAAAGCATCAGATATTGATATTATTTGTGCCGTGTAGTCCCCGTCTTGGATGTTTTTATTCACTATCCCGGCAGGAATCTTTTTCTTTCTAATTGTTAACATTCCACAACCTCCTCCACAAGCTCAGCTATTGATATTTCGGCAAGTACGTCGGAGAGGGGGCGGAAGTGACGTTTGTGAAAGTGTTGCGTGCCTCCTAATGAATTGTACTCATATCCAATTACATTAAAACTATCAGAATGAAGTCTACTTTGAACTACTCTTACAATTGAGTAATCTGGCGGGTATACAGAAAGATGTACGTTGTAAGCATCTTTTGGCGCACCAGTGTATTTAAATACCATTTCCATACTATTCTATTTTATTGAGTTATTAATTACTGGGGGTGGGGGTTAAAAATACATTACTCGTTTATACTTAGGCCTTGTTAACACAGAGTGATAAACATGGTGTTTGTAAGTTATTTTAATGTACGTGTCGTTTATTTTTAAAACTTCATAATCTTCACTATCCACTTTTACATAAAGTTCTTTCAAATAAACTTTATCCATTCCCCATTGACAAATTTCTGTAAGTACCCACATAGCTACCTGAAAATCATCATTCACTTCCTTTAATAACGATTCTTTATCGGCAATATCTTCTACCCTTTTAATGTTTATTTTGCTGTAATTATTATCAACAAAATCATGTATAAAATCGCAAATTATTTTTTCTGACTTTCTCATCTCTATTTCTTTTTAATATAATACGTACTATCCTTATTAATTCTTGCTGTAATGCCATTGCACTTAGCTAGGGAGTCAATATACCTATCACGTTCATTACACGCATTCGATACGTGGTAAGCGCATTGATCTGACATTATAGCGAACGTTGCAGCTATACCGATTGCGGCACCTGCGCAGAGTAGGGCGAGGGATTTCATTTTATTGTAAGGGTTAGAAAAACACATATTCCAGTACCCACAAGTAACCCTGCAACAAAACCAAACAATGTCATAGTCCAGTCCTTTGGCGGTTTTTTGCTCACTTCTTTTTTATAGAAGTCAACCTGCATATTGAGGGAAACAATTTCATTTCTATACTCTGTTAAATCAGAGTTTAGTTGTGAGTGCTTTTCGCTTAGCTTAAAGTACTCTACTTCGTAGTCTGGCTGGCTCATGGCTTTACTTTCTTTGATAATCGGTTAAACGTTTTTTCGGATATTTTTACAAATCCTTTTAAATCTGGCGTGTCTATTGACCTTCTCTTTGAGTTATAAAAGTATATTGGTATTCCCGTGATGGCTATTTCCAAAAATTCCTGACTAAAAATTAACTCACCTGTATTTGAGTTCTTATAGTAAGTGTATTTGGTTATCATAGCTTTACAGTCTCCAATGCTTTAAGTGAATAGATGTTTACTTCTGCTCTTTTGATGTTACGGTCAATTTCTTCCCGTTCTCGTGTTAACTCGTCAATCTTAGCTGTAACGTTTAATCGGTCAATCTGCAAATCCATTGCGATCTTTTCCTGTTCCTGTATTTGTTGTGTCGTTGTCATGGTGTTTGGTTTAATGCTTGGTTACATAGTTGACTGATTGTAGATTTTCTCTAATTCTTTGAAAATAACCATTGTTGTATCTGTCATTTCAGAGTATTTTGCTTTTGATGGAATGCATGTTTTTATTGATGCAAGACTAGCGTTAAATCTAGCGTACAATTCAAATAGTTCGTTTTTAGATTCTATTGTTATTGTTAGTTCGACAGGATTAAATTTTTCTGTTTTGCGTGTTGATTTTACTTTCATGGTTGGTGTGTTATGGGTTAATACTTACTTGGTTAGCTATTAAAATTACATTAAACATTCATTTATTCAACGGTCATTTATTCAACGCTCACAGCATCCTCCGAAGAGCACCAATGATAAACATCAAAGGCAATCGTGATGCGTCCTTTTTCGTCAATAAATAAATCGTCACCACTTATAAACTCGCCCTTACGCCAGTTTTCATTTTCGTCTTTAATTTGATACCAAACGGTTTGCCCATCTAAAGGAAGTGTTAGTCGATTTAATTTTATTTCTGTTACTTTTTTAAATTCTATATGTGCCATCTTACTTTATTTTTAGTTGTTGTTTAATAATTCAGGGTTAGTGTGGATAGTTCCTACCTTTTCATACAAAGGAATATTGAAGTTGAAATAATATCCGTCTCTTTTTAATGATATTGACATAGTTATATCATGCCAAACAACTTCAAAAACTAATCCAGACGGAGCTTTTACAAGATCACCAAAGTATATTTCTTCGCCATTCATGTATTTATAACCGGTGTATTGGCCTACTGATTCGGGTTTGACTTGCACGTTATAATCTAAGTGAGATGGTTTTTGATCAACTATCGCATGTCTATCATGCCTGCAAACATAATACCCATAAACCCACTCGTTGTTGTCAATTCTTTGACCTCTAAATTTTATTATTCTTTCCATAATTTCTTTATTTTTTTAGTCTTTGCTCCCTGTTTACTAGCCCTGCTTCTCACAGCCTTAGAATGCTCTTTACCGTCTTTAGATTGTCTAATACGATAAACATTATAGCAGGGAAGAGGGCGAGCATTATTTAATAAGCTTGATTATTTTGTTTATCATTTCAAGATCAACTTTGTATTGTCCGATACACCCTACGTTTACAGATTTAACGTTACTTACTTCCAAAGCTTTCTTAATCTTAAAAATTGAACTTTCAGGATAAAAAGTGTGATTAATTGTAACGCCTTCAATAGCTGATTTAACTGGGTATTCACCAATCATAAGAGGCTGTTCTTTTATTATGGTAGCCCATTTATCAATATCTCCATCATAAATAACACCATGCGGTTCTCCATTGGCTCCGACAGCATAAACACAATTAGGATACAACGAGCATAGTGTAATCCCTCTTATAACTTCGTATTGATAGTCACTATGAGCAGATTTAAATTTGCATCCTATTGGATATTTTTTAATGGCCTCTTCAAGAAGCGCGGCCATATTTGGTTTACCTTGTTTAAGCGCTTCAACTTCTTTTTGAATGTCCGCTAATTGTTTTTCTAAATCTTGTAATGTTTTCATCTTATTAATTCCAAATAAATACCCATTTGGTAGGGATTGAGTTATTAATTTCATTCATTACTATGTCAACGTATCGCAGACGGTAGTGTTTTGATAGGGGTGTTTTCATGGGTTGGTTTCTTCGATGCATTGGGTTAGTATTTCGATACGCTTTTCATAAGAACCCTCATACCCGTATTCAGCAGTTGGAAACCAAAACATCGAAGCTGAATTTGGCCGCTTAGAATTGAACTCTATAAATTGACCTTCATGCATTATTTCAATGGGAATATTTAAAGACCTTAAAGCGTCTTCAATGCAAGAGCACATCCAAGTATTTATTTTGTCGTTAAAACGCTGGTTACAATTTATTAGCGCTCTTCTATACACGTGATTTCTTTGTTCTTTAGTTAGTTTTTCCATGATTACTTAGTGTTTAAAAATTCGATTAGCTTAGCTGGAATGTATTTCTTATAGCATTTTATAAGTTTAATCTCAATGCCATTTTCAGTCTCTCTCCAAAAAACTAAACCATCTAATGCTGATTTTGCAACGGCAAACTTTTCTACTGATGTTGTTATTATTTCCATGATTACACAGTCTTTGCTTTGGTTAGTAGTGATTTGATGCGAGATATAGTACTGTTGCTTGTTCCTGTTTGTCCAAACCTTCCATTTAGGTATTCTATTTGTAGTTTAGCTTCACTTAACCCATTCACCAACTCCTCCACCAAATAACCGCTCGCTGCTATACGGGCGCTGGCTTGGGCTTCTGATGGGGTTGTACCATAGCACGTGAACGTTATTTTTCCGTCTACTTTTACTGATGTGTGGTAGTATCCGTTGCCAACTGTTATCACTTTTTCACTTATCTCAATTTTCTTTTCCATTGTTGTAGGGGGTTAATTAGTTTAAAGGCTCTACTTTAAGCTCCAGAGTTTTAGAAGGTTGTTTATTCAGCTCCCAGTTATTCGGTGGAGCTTATACCGAGGGGGCGGGATTACTTCTTTTCAATGATTATTACCTTATCTAACTTTTGATTATAAGCCGCTTTAAACCCGTCTTTGTATGCCCTTGAGTAGGTTTCGTTTCTTTCATGAACAACCGGTGCGGCTGCAAGTAAAATGACAGACATAAATAGCCATAAAATGTAATTCACCACAGAAACTCCTGAAATAAATCTGTTTTGATATTTTGACAAAGCGGTTGTGATTGACATTGTTATTGCCGATAAAATCAGTATAGCGTATATAAAGTGTATTGTTGTCATAATTATTTTTGTTTTAATTCGTTTTCTTTTTTTATTAATGAGTTAATTCGTTTCCACACACTTGCGGTTGGAAGCCCTTCAATCTCTCTTTTTCTAGCTAATTTTCTACAAGCCGCTATTGCTATTTCGCAATCACTTAAATCCGTACAATCTTCCGCTGTGTAAATTCCGGACATTATATTTGTTCTTGTTGTCATAACTTCTATTTTTTTTACTGGTTTATATTAAGAGGCTGGTGTTGTGATTATTCTTTATACGTGGTTAAAATTAAATGGGTTGCGTTTTGGCCGCTAAATGTGAATTAATTTCACGCTCCAATTCGCTGTTTTTGTCCTCTAATACTTCAATTGTACAGTCATAAAGATAATCAAATAGTTTTCCGGCGGCTGAATCTGTTAAAAATTCATTGTGCTGGGTATATCCAAAAGCCCAAAGTGTCTTTTTAGCGCGGATTATGTCCTGAATTAGGATAAGCTTTTCGTTGAGCCTGTCTTGTTTTTCTTCTTCCACACATTGGCGGAGTATTGCTAATATTCTAGGGTTTGTCATGGTTACTAGTTTTAGTATTGTTTTTTACTGGAGAATAGTTTATCTATTGCCCTTTGTTTTTGATATTGGCGGCTGAATATGTATTTAATACGTCTTATTATAGCCTTAATGTGTCCTTTAATCATAGTTCGTTAATACTATTTATTTCTTCCTGAGTGAGGTATGTAATACGTTTACCATAATACAGGGCGGCTAAAATGCTTTCTTTTTGATCTGATTCGGCGGGAAGTCCAAATTGATCGTAATATCTGCATGCCAATTCGGCGGTTGTTTCTTGTTTTAATTTGTCCATGATTATATAAGGGTTAAAGGGTTAAAGCCAATTTAATTGTTTTGCTACTCTGTTAATCTCAGTGAAGGCTATTCTATGGCAACCAATAAGTACAAAGTCTTTGTTTACTTCCTATACTGAGTACTGCATGATTTTTTGTCCGCAATCACCATTTAAACAGCCGCCAGATTTATTAATTTTAATAAGCCAGTTAAAGAAACGTTTGGCAATTCCTTCAGGAATCTCTACATTTTGGCTAGTTTCAATGCGTTTTTTGTCGGTATTGTAGCGCAAATAGTCCATTCCATTACGCACATACAGTGAATTAGTTTTAAAATCCCTGAATTTGCGAAGTTCTTTTACGTGTTCTTTCTTTAGCTCAGCCTGTCTTTTTGCTTCGCGCTATTTAATTGCAGCCTCTTTAATTTCTGCGTATTTTGCAAACTCGTCTTTATTGGACACCGCTAATAAGGCAGCTAATTCGGATTTTAACTCTTTATAATCAAAACCAATAAAATTGGAATACCTTTCTACCTTGTCGCGCAACTGGTCTAATTGTGTTAGGTATAATTCAGGCTTTTTAGCTTTTGCCAGTTTTAGCCCGATTTGTTCAGCCTCTTTTATCCAATATTCTAAATTTTCGTATTTGTCCCCGGCTGGATATGGGCAATATATTAAATTCAAATGATTTGCGGCGCTTCTCACCGTGCTAATATGTTTGGCGGTGGTATTTGAATAAGAACGAGTGGTAAATAAAGTTCCTCTATTTCCATCAATGCCTATTGAGTGCATAGCAATACAGAAATGATAGCCATAAGAATATATTTTGTCGTTGTTAAAATACAGATTACCGTTTGATGTTCTGGCCTCGTCTTGGATTTTATTAGCCCATAAGTGAGCTACATTTTCAGGTGATACTACTTTTTTCATAATGGTTAAGTTTTAAGGTTTATATCTCAGATTTGTAAGGAATTAATGTTTATTTATTTTGTCACAGATTTGTAAGGAAGTTATTTATATAGCTTTTCAAGCTCATTAATTAAGTTTTCATGAAATTGCCTGATATTGTTTTTAATATTTGCGGGCAAATACATTGAGACATGCGAATATTGATTTATTTTATTTTCTAATTCAGCGCAAAGGCAATTTAATTCTTCTAATGCATTGTGGTTGGCTTCTTTTATTGGTTTTGCTTTCATGGCTTTTAGTATTATAGATTTGTAATGATTTCTAAATTATATCCTTCGCTTTCCAATTCGGCGGCTAAATCTTTGTATTGTTCTGGGGCGGCTATTTCTAATCCTTTTGCGTACCAAATATTGCACGCGTTGTGCTGCCCTACATGAGAATAACAGGTATAAAAATCGCCTTTTGGCAAGCCTTGTGAATTTTCATGTGCTTCTGTAAATAACGCTAGTATATCGCCATCATCTTCGATTAAGAATATTACTTTAGTTTTATGTTTATCTTTTTTCATTGTATTTGATTAGTTAAGTGAATAATTAGGGGCAATGGGTGTAAAAATGGCGTGATTCTCGGCGGCTGTCAGTCTATCTATGGTGAGAACGTTGTTTAACACTACTTTCATAAGACATTTATGTGTAAATCTTATTCTGGCGGCTAACATTATCTTGTTCTGTTTGCGTTTTAAATCTCTGTAATTCATGGGTTTTTAGATTTGCGGTTAATAACTCGTGTAGGATATCCTATTAATTTGTATTCTCTTAAATCGTGGGATAATAAGCTCTCTTTCTTACCAATTGGGCTTAATTTGTCGCTCATTTCTAAATTAGTAAACGAACTATTACACTCGTATTCGCTACAATCTTCCCATCCTTGTCCGTAATTTTGTTGTATTACTCTGCAATAATTGTGTTTAAGTTGTTTTTTATGTGGCGTTCCGGCGGCTGAATCTAATATTAAGCCTGAATTCGTGAATATTTGAATGTTTCTTTTCATGGTTATAGGTTTTAAAGGGGTTATTAAGCTAATACAGAGAAGCATATAAATAATGCATCCATACTCATTGTTACTAAAATCGCTTTAACAGCGTGTAATTTTGTGCCTTTCAAGGCTGGAATTGTCATTAGTGTTATCATGGTTTTGTGTATTTAATTGATTTGTAAATTTTACGTTTGCTATTCGGCGGCTAAACCTTAATTATAATCCTATTCATTAAAGATATATACTTATTTAATAACACTAACCCTCTTCTACTTCCTTTTACTATTATGCCATTAATATAAATATCTTCATATATAATTTTAGTAACATATGCAACATTAACTATCCTATTACGGTGAACTCTTATAAACCAATCAGGTAAGCCTAAAGCTATATTATTTAAACTAATACATTTCATTAATCTCTGATCTTTAAAATACACTTTACAGTAATTACCACAACTCTCAATAAGCCAAATACACTCAACATCAATTAAATACACATTTTTATTATCTTTAATCTCTATATTCATATCTATTGTTTACTTATTCAAAGATACATCATCATTCCATATTCCTGCGTTTTCTATCAACCCTAATTACCGCTTACATAGTTATTCAACCTTTCATCACATTTATTCCCTAATCACCTCACTTTCAACGCCAATAACATAACAATTAACCATAACACACATTCCACAACACCACAAATAACCCATTAATATGCTAAATATAGCGGATATAGGTATGGTTGAGGGATTATGCTCTAACTACACATGTCTACACTCATTAACTATACAATATGCTTCAACTAAGCACACTTGCACACATAAATATATTACACACAACACGCCACAATAATCTAATTTGTACGATAATCTGCTTAAATAGTTTCCAAAACATAAAGAATATTTGTTATATTTATCGAAATTTACGGGGTATGTATAAAGAATATTTAAAAAAGCGTATAATTGATGCGCGGAAAGAGGCTAAATTAACCAAAAGTGACATGGCGGGTAAATTAGGAATAACACTTCCTACTTATTATAAGTTTGAAAGGGAAGGGATAATTAGCCTAAATCACTATATCCAATTGTGTGACATTCTAAACTTACACATTCAGATAATACCAAAACATTTCCTTACAGAATTGAGATAGAATGAACACACTCTTATTTCCTTTCAATATTGAGACGGCATTATAACTAATCATTTAACATCACACGTCTCACACTAATTACAATTTATTCCGCCCAATCTCGTCTTACCATCCCCAAAAATTAACATTTCCTCAAAATCCATTCCAAAGTCAATTCCAATAGCTTTTTAGCCCCGGTACATCGGTTCAAATGTTTTTTGTGGAAATAATGGTGCATAGTCCCGTTCTAACATATAAAAATTATAAAAAAAATTATAAAAAAAATTAGAATATTTTTTTGGGGTACAATGGTGTTTTTATTATCTTTGTAATATGGAAAAAATAAGGTTTAGAGATACAAAATATTGGGTTTATCCTGATGGTAGAGTTTGGTCTGATAGTTTTGGTGGCGGATTTAAGTCATTTACAACTCATTATGTTGGTTATTTACAAACGAGTATAAGTTTGGGAAAAAAGGGTAATAAGGTTAAAAAAAAGTTTTTTATTCATAGAATGGTTGCGGAGTGTTTTATTCCTAATCCTGAAAATAAGCCTCAGGTTAATCATAAAAACGGAATTAAGACAGATAACAGGGTAGAGAATTTAGAGTGGTGTACAAGGAAGGAAAACATGAATCACGCTTATGCAACTGGTCTGGTTGAAATTAATGTAAATAATTGGGTTTATCGTAAAAATTTGTTTCCTAGAAATGTTTTAAGTGATTATCAGGCTGAAAAAGGTCGTTTGATGTGGTTCAATGGAAAAAGTTATAGTGAGATAGCTTTGGAACTGGGTGTTAGTAGAAGCGCTGTTTATTCCGCCGTAAATGGCAAAAATGGACATAAATTAAATGGATTTACTCCTATTGATTATAAGAAAAGGGTTGTTTTTTTAAATGAAATGGAAAAGGAGTGGAAGAGTGATTTTTTTCGGGCCACTAAAGGCGTAAAAAATAAAAAATATATTATAAACGAAGTTGGTCCGCCGGATTGGAGTAAGATAATAAACAATGAGCCTATCCCGGTTACTATAAATATTAAATAAAAAATTTTAGTAGATTTTTGCAACCTTGTATGATTGTATACGTTAAAGAGGGTGTATGGCTAAAAAGTATTCAAAGAGGGTGGATAAGGAGGGGGTGAGATTGGCGTGGGTGATGAAGGTGTATAAGTTTAGTGCAAGACAGGTTGCTGAGAAGTTGGGGGTGAATGTTTGCACTGTATATAGGATATATGCTGATAAAAAGACAAGGATATGAAGAAGTGTTTGAAGTGTGGGGTAAATAATCAGAGGTATAGGGTATTGTTTGAGGGGGCTTATTGTAAAGATTGTGTAGATGGTGTCCCGACAAGGGAGAGAAGTTGGTATAAAGAGAAGATTGCCGCCGAGAAGGTTCGTAAAGAAGCTAAGAAAGCGAAAGTTTTCCGCCGGAAAGCGGTAAAGATTATAGAGAAGGCTGTTAAATCCCCTAAAAAGGTAAAATTATGTAATAAATGTAGATGTGGTCTCACTAAAGATAACACTTACCCTGTTAAAGGTGGAAAACTTGATTGGTATTGTAAATGGTGCAGGATTGAGGTGAATAAGGAGAATAGGGATAGGGTGAAGAATGCTGGTCTAAAAAAGGGGATAAAGTTAATATTAAAGCACTTGTTGCATTCTGATGATAATTATAAAATAAGATAACATGGATATTAAGGTGGAATTAATAAGTGAATATAGTGTGGAGGTGGAGAAATGGCGGGGGAGGAAAGAAAAGGCTGTTAAAAGGGCTAATGAAGATTTATCGCTTATTGTTCCATTAGTGGAGGAGTATTATGAGGCGAGGAGACCGGTGGGGGATATGGTGGTGTATAGTTGGAATGTAAAGGGTGGTGTTGAGGGGTTTAAGGTGTTTTTGAATGATTTTCTGAAGGTGTGTGTTTGTTATCCGGGGACAGTGGTTAAAGTAAGTAGGTAGATATATGAGTTTATACGACAAATTAGGGGTAGATAAAGGAGCTTCTGCCGAAGAGATTAAAGATGCTTATAAGGAAAAAGCTAAGAAATTACACCCTGACAAGAATGGTGGTGATGGTAAGGAGATGGCGGAAGTGAATCATGCTTATTTAGTGTTAAGAGACCCTGCTAAAAGGGATAAATATGATGCCACCGGCCAGGAATATGAGGAGAGTTTTGATGTTAAGTTTGCGGGGTTTGTAAACACTATATTTATGAAATTAGTGGATATTGAGGATGTTGATACGAGGGATTTGGTTGGATTGTTTAAGAATCAGGCTAATTTACATATAAAGAAGTTGTGTGGGGTAAAGGAGGAATTGGAATTTAAGAAGAAGAAATGTGAGAAAGTGTTTAATAGGCTCGGCGGGGATAATAGGATTGGAAATGTAGTTTCTATGAATATAGATATGTTTAAGTCGGAGATTTCAAAGATGGAGGAGGAGATTAAATTCATGGAAGAATGTTTTGAAGTGATAAGCCATCATAATTATAAATTTGATGAACCTAAAGATGTAAATGAATTTTATGTAACATTTAACAGATAAACCATGAGACTTCCACCGCCAGACAGAACTAAATACCCATTTAAAACACTTAATTTGAATGATAGTGTAGTTACTGAAGGTAATTACAGGGTGATAAGGATATGCGCGGATGGATATAGGAACAGGAGAGGATGGATGTTTTTAGTTAAGGATTTAGGAGAAGGTAAAGTAGAAATTAAAAGATATAAATAGTAGTAGTAAAATTTTGAAATTAATTATTAACCAACTATATTTACAGTAATATGACAACGATTAGTAACGACATTCCGCCGAACAGCACTTTGTATTTTTTAATTTGTGTATTGGCGGCAGTGATAGTAATATCTTTTTGTATATGCTAACAGCTAGCGCTATTCATAGATATGGTATAGAGGGTGTATGGGATATGTATGCCTCTATAAACGATCTTTTCTCAGGGAGTGATAATGACCCATTTTTAAATGCAGATGCTTTAGCTGGCGAAATAGGGGCTGTATTTTGGGATATAACAGTGGCTATTGCCAGTAAGGATAAGTGTATTATTCAAGTTCTTGTTTTTAGAAATAAGATGGGATATGACAAATATAAATCGGACGGAGTAGTAATTTTTGACCATAAAGAATAATGGAAACAATGACAATACAAAGAGGGACTATTTCTTTGCCTGAAGGGCAGGGTCCGGTTGTTTATGTGAGGTTTAAAAAGCCTCGCAGACCAAGAAAGTGGAAAAAGCGATTCTTTAAACTGCATGGATATAATTGGACTAAAAACATTGTTAATGGATGGATGTGTTTAAATGATGATGGTTTCTATCCAAGTCAAACACCCATATATGCAACTATTACGCAAGAACATTTAGATGTTTTTGATAAAGAATGAAAGGTGGAATTGCAATAGGAATAGGTTTTTATATCCCGATACTTAATGGTAAGATTTGGGTGGAATATTTTGTAAATTAAGTTATGATTCAGAAAATAACAGGTAAAATAAGAACTATATTTGATACTCAAAACATTGGGGATAACTTTAGTAAAAGAAAGTTTGCGGTTGATTACATAGCTAACCCTGACGCCAAATGGAATAAGCCGTGTCCAATTCAGTTTTATGTATTTAATCGTAAAAAAGATAAAATTAACCTTTGTAATGAATTAAACACTTTTTCTCCGGCAGATGAAGTAGAGGTGGTGTTTAGTCTTCGAGGAAGGGAATTTAACGGTAAGTATTTTAATGTATTAGAGTGTATTAGTATAAAAGCATTACAACTTTGTAAGGAAATAAACAAATAATAATTTATCACAGAATTGAAATGGCTTCATCGGACGAATATCAACAGCAGAATGAATGGAATCAAATTGTAAACAAGCCTTGTTTCTTTCCGGGAGACGGGAGTCAAATGGATATAAATTCGCAGATTTACGCAGGAGAAAGAGAGCGAAATTATTGGTTTAAAAAGGTTACGGGCGTTTCCGGTGAAGATGTATTTTTATTTAATGACAATGATTTAAACAACACAAACAATGATACTATACACAACCACTAAAATAGAAACTAAAGCCGACTATATTCGTTGGCAGATGCACTACAAATTTCGCGAGAAATTAATCAATGAAGTGATGGCTAAAGTGTTTAACAAAAATACTTTTGTAAATTCAGTCGTAGAGGACGCTTAGAAAAAAGCAATGCAGGATATAAACAATGCTATTAAGTAAGTAACAAATAAAACAGATATATAATGAACTACAAAAAAATTAGTTTAAATGCGCATGGCGCAAAAGGCGCAGAGATTTTCTTTTTGGAGCCGAATGACAAGGGTCTGCAAGAGCTGACCAAGAAGTACCCACGAAATCCTTGTCACATCGGCATGCAGAAGCTATTTAAAGATTTACGCCCGCACCTGCTCAATATCTGCGGGATAATCAATTCTGACATGGATATGAATATTATGGCTCAATATCTATTAGAAACGACCGTAGACTGCATAGAATTAGATGGTGGCACTATCACACTCAGCGGAGAAAAACTTGCAACAGCGGACAAATACATTAAGCTAAAGACATATAAGCTAGAGGCCGAAGATGGCTATGAGCAGTATGACGAAGTATTTAATTTAGTGAATGCTATTTGTGAGGAAACAACTGAGTATTTGAAAGGTAATAAAAAGGCGGACGATATTGAAGCTGCGATGCAGTGGTTGGAAATGAAAGGTAGCGTTAAGGTGAAAGAAGATGGTAAAACTAAAACCCTCACCATTGATGATATTAAGGAGTTCTCTCCTGAGAAATTAAAGGAATGGGCAACTAAACTTCTTGAAACAAACTTTGGAAGCGTAATCCTTCACAATGAAGACTTAGACCATGATGGCGTAGATGTAACTGCGGCTGTTCAGGAGCTTAAAACTGAATTTGAAATCACTGAAGAAGTTAGTCAGATTGAAGTGGCGGAATCAAAACCTAAAAAAGACAAGAAAGTAAAAGAAACAGCTCCATCTACTAACGAAGAAGAACAATTTTAATGAGCAACCCACACACATTATTTCCTAATAAGGTTGTGCTGGAACCTATTTCACACACGTATCAGTGTAGTAATGGTAATCAATACTTATCAGTAAGTAGATTTTTATCATTACTATCTGAGCGTTTTGAAGATACTATTGCTTATAAAAGAGCAAGTGAGGCTACTAAACTTGAATGGAAAGGTAAGGGTAAGACTGCCGCAGATCATGGTACTAATATCCATGAAGCTTTAGAGCTTTACAATAAGACTGGTCAAATACTACAAACTAACGCTCATTTAGAACAAGCTATTAAAAGTATTACTGCTGAATATAATTCTTATCACCAGTCTTATGATGAAATATGTCTTTACAATGATAAGTATAGAATCGCCGGAACTACTGATAAGATTTGTATGATTAGCAATCGTAAAGAGTGCGAAGTGGATTTGGCGGATTATAAAACAAATATTTCAAAAGGTATATATTATTTTAGTGATTACAAGAAGAGGATGTTCCCTCCATTAGATCACTTACAGGACTGTAATTACGTGAAGTATAGTTTGCAGTTAAGTATTTATGCTTATTTCTTTGAAGAGCTTACGGGCAGGAAAGTAAGACAACTTTACATACACTTTATACCGCCAAATGACATGATGCAGCACAGAAAGATTCCTGTGATGTACATGAAGAATGACGTGAAGATATTACTTGAATTGTATAAGGACACAGTATTAAACATAGTTGAACCAGTAATGATAAATCAAACAGAAGATGAAGAGGAGTTTTAATGGAAAAAACAACTAAATACAGAATAGGCTCTGAGCATGATTTATGGCTTCCTGTAACAATAGAAGTTTATAAGGGAACAATCATTGGCTCTAGTGATAAAAGATTAGTGGAGATAGGTTCTAATTTTGAATCTATGAGAAAATACTGGGAGCAATTCGACGGAGAAAACAAATACACCATAACACTTATACCTGATGAAAACACCAATTAGCGGAAGCCCTGATGAATTTGCAGAGAATTTATACTGGGAATATAATAAGTTTGAAAACTTAACCACTGATGAAGTTAAGAGGCTGTGTATATCTACACTTGATATTTTAATGCAGGAAGTGGACACACACAAGAGAGTGTATTACAAAACAGCTAAAGAGGCTATTAAAAACAGGGGGAATATATGAGTTATTTATTTTACGTAGACACAAAAAACAATGCTGTTTTACATCCAGAGGTTGTTAAATTATGTCCTTCATTTTTGGCACTTAACGAAAAAGAGATTTTATATGTTGTTTTGTTTGCTGATTACAATTCGATATATAAACAGTTCCCGGAACACGAGCGAAAAAGGAAGGCAATGTGGCACGCTTTTGATGAAAACGAGCATGAGCTTATAGAATCAACTCGAATATTAAATGCGATTCAAGATTATATTTCTTTACAATATAGTCCTAAGATCGAAACAATAAACAAGTATCAAAAGAAGATTGATGATATGCTTGTGTTGTTGGAAGTAGACAATAATCCATCTAGCATTGAAAGGATAGATAAGGCAATAGGTACTCTTCGAAAAAGAATTAATGATATGCAGACAGAGGTTTTGTCTGATACTGTTAATGATGGTGTATTAAAGGGAGGTAAGATTAAGTCTTTTTTAGAGAAGGCAATGTCAAATAAGAAACATTATTTCGCTATTATAGGCAAAAAAGTATAACCATGGCACAAAGATTTAAATTTTTTACAGGCATGGGTTTTGACCCAAGTAATCCAGAGCATAGACCTCCATATATAAAGGGAAAAGGATTTTGTCCGAATCCAATAGTGATTTTCGGAATACCAAAATACGCTGATAGTTTATATGATAAAAAAGTTATAGGAACGCCTGAATATATTGCGTTTTGGGAAGAGGAATTAAGGCGAATACATAACGGGTATCAAACTGGTGGGTGGTGGATTCCCGGACGTTATTATTACTATTTAAACTATTCTGTAATGCAGGACGTTAAGGGTGGAAGTATTAATCCTGACATAGATGATTTACACATGGAACTTGCTTATTTAATCGAGTATTGTAAGACTTATGGTAAAAATTTAATGATTCCTAAAGCCCGTAGGAAAGGTATATCAGAAGCCACTCATAAGATGGTTATAGATTATGGATGGAGGTTTACTTATGACTATAAGGCTGGTATAGCTTCTGGCAAGAAAGATTTTATTGATGACTTTGTAAAGAAATTAAGATATGGGTGGATGTATTTGCCGCCAGAATTTTATACTAATCCAGATTTAAACAATGATGATGAAATTATTGCTGGATATAGTGAAAAAAATAATTTAAACTCCTATGTTCAAGCGGGGACGAGAAACATTATATATACGAGAACAATCCATACTGACGCTACTGGATTTAAAGGAAATTATTACAGAGATATTATTGTTGAAGAGATTGGTGAAACTGAAAAGTTTTTAGAATTTTGGCGCGGAACAAAGTCGGCATTAACTGATGGTATTGGAAATCAGATAGGTTCCGCTTTCTGTTATGGCACAGGTGGGAAAATGGATAAGGGTTCTAAAGATTTTAAAAAGGCATGGTCAAGAAATGAGAAAGAAAATTTTATTGACACTAATAATTTTATAAGATTTTTAATTCCAGCGCAAAGATTTAATATATACGGTGGGGCATCTGAGGCTAAAAGAAGGATTCCCAAAGACTCTAAGTTGTTAAAAGAATATCAGCCTTATCAATTAATCGGCGTTGAAGATATTGAAACATCTTTAGCTAATATATTAAAAGAAAGAGCCGACTTAATTACTAAATCAGACAAACAAGATTACTACGAGCATTTACAAAACGAGCCTATAAATGAGCAGGAAATATTTGCTAAGACTATTGTAAATAATTTTGATTCACAAAAACTTTCCGCTCAACAAGCCATACTTGACGGACAAGTTCATCCAAAATGGACAAAGTATAAATTTATTTGGGCAAAAGATAAAAACGGAATGCCTACAATGACTCCTGAGCCGAAAGTTTTAGAGAAGCATGACGATCAAGAAACTTGTGTTTGGATATTAGATGAAGGACATCCTGTTAATAATTATATTGGAAGGTATTCCGCTGGGATAGACGGGTACAATGTTGATCAAACTAAGAACTCAAAATCTTTGGGCGGAATGTGTGTTATTGATAGGGTTACAAAAACACCCGTTGCGGTTATTTGTTGTAGACCGGCTAGAAAAGAAATGTTTTATGAGCTGTGTATTCAGTTATCTATTTATTATAAAATGTATGGAAACGTACTTGGTGACATAGGGTCCGACTCTGTAATGAAGCATTTTGAGCTTTTTGGGTGCTATCAGTATTTAGCAGATAGACCTAAAAAATTTGAGTCATTAACTAGTGAGCAAATGCACGTTAAATGGGTGCGTTTAACTGATTATAGCAAGCCTAAAATGATAGGGTTAATGCAGTCACATGTCATAGACCATTGCGATAAAATATGGTTCCCTGAGCTTATTAGCCAAATTTCAACTTATGATGAGGGGGCTAGGGATAGTGATAATGACTTGGCGGATGCTTATGGGATTGCTCTTATGCAAGACATAAGTTATGATATGACCCCTAAGAATACAGAAGACGATCAAATTCCTGACAGATTTGCACTCCCTAAGTTTAGTAATGGTCAAATGGTGAGGCAAGCTGACCCTATAAAAAACATTCAGCAAGACTCTAATCTGTTCGGAATGATGTTTGGAAAACAACCTGAATAACTTATTTTAGTTTACTAATTAAATTTAATTATATTTACCATTGTATAAATCATGGAATTTATCAATTAAATGGCGGTTAGTAATCAATTTCCTCGACAAGATATTCCTGAGTCTAGTAAGACTCTTGACTGGATGAGTCTTCATCTTTCGTATTCCGAGTCTCTTTTAATGAATTATAACAACGCAAGACAGCGAATGACTCGTCTGTATAACGTTTATAATGGCATTAAAGACCCGTTATCTATTGAATGGCTCACCAAAACATACGGACAAGAAAATAAAGCTAAGTTTATAGCTTATAGACTTGGCAGAACCAAGATTGATCTTCTTCAAGGTGAATGGCTAAAACGTCCATTACAATCAACCGTAACAACTATTAATTCCGAAGCTGTAACTGATAAGATGGAGCAATTCTATTTCTTAAAAGGAGCAATGATTTCTCGTAATGAAATAGCTGCCGTTAAGGATAAAGCAGGTGTGGATGTAATGGAGGGAATAGAGATACCTGAAAATGATGATGTCTTTGGAAAGATGAAGTTCAAAGATAAATGTGAAGATGTGATGCAGCTTATTGTTGACAAAGCAGTGGTGCATTTAGATGTTAAGAAGAAATTATCTGAAAGTTTCTTGGATTGTGAAATCACTAATCATGCTCACTTTATGATTGAATTAAATCAAAAGGGCGATGTGGAGATTCATAAAATAGACCCTAGAGATGCTATTTATGAAGTGATACAGGGAGATGATTATATTGAGCATAGTCCGGTTCGTGGATGTAGAAGGGTAATGCCAGTGCATGAGATATTACTTCGTTATGATTTAAGTAAAGAAGATAGAGATAAATTAGAAGCTGCAAGGCAGAGTCCAAATGCTTATATAGGTTCCGGCGGATTAAGCAGGGGGTATATGGACTATGTTAATGGAGAGTTGCTCTGTGATGTTATTCATATAGAGTGGGATTCTGTTACGCCAATGTACACTAAAGTAGTTCCTAAAACACAATCTCAGCTTCTTATTGACCCAAGTCCAGACCCTCTTACTTTTGAGATGGATACAACTAAATACGAAACTAATAAAGAGTATCACGATAAAAACGTTGCTAAGGGTGAGTATCAAATTGTTACTAAATACATGGAGCAGCGATATGAAGCTACACGTATCGGCGGTATAATTGATATTAACAGGCGCAAAGTCCCTAATAAAAAGAGAAGTATTGATAATCCATCTGAGATACTTTCTTCCACTTATGTTTCTTACATACATGGAAGGGTTAATGGCACAAGCGTTTCGCTACAACAAATTATAGAGAACTTTGATAATCTTTATGATATAGCAATGTATCAAAAGAACAGAGAGCTTGCTAAAGGATTTGGTAAAATATTAACTATTGACAGGTCGGCTATTGGACCTAAAGATAGTCTTAAAGATACTTATTATCGTATGGCTAACGATCAAGTGTTAGAATACGATTCGTCTGCTGCCGGTAATTTAGGTGGTAGACAGCTAGACCCTGCAATGATGTTTAAGCAGTTGGATTTAGGTATAGGAGAAAGCATTGCTTATTATGATACACTTTGTCAAAACATTTCAAATCAAATAAGTCAAATTACAGGCATTAACGAGAACAGGCAGGGTATAACAGCGGCTAGTTCCACCGCCACTGCCCAACAGTCAGATATAGCTAATTCTCGTACAATTACAGAGGCATTGTTTTATGGCTATTCAGGGTTTGTAAAAAGAGTGATGAAAGCTATTGTGGATAAGTCTGCAATATCGTATGCTTTTTATAAAACAGAAGAAGGCGAACAAGTGTTGGGCGCTGAAAGATTTGCATTCTTAAAAGCAACGGTTGATTTAGCTTACAGAGATTATAACATTGAAATCGAAGATGGTAGTCGTTATATGGAGATTGCCGGAAAGATTGAGAAAATGATGGAAGTATCTTTGAATGCTAAAGAGATACGAATGATGGATGCTTTAAATGTATTGCTTGCTGAAACAGTTGCTCAGAAGAGACAGTTCTTAGTAAGCGCGTGGGAAGATATGTCTGCACGAATGGAAAAACAACAGCAAATGGAGCAGGAATCTATGGCTCAAATGCAACAACAACAATTAGAAACCCAGCTACAAATAGCAAAAGAAGATCGTGAAGATCGCCAAGCAGCGGAACAACAAAATATAGTCACTAAAGGTCAAGTTGAAATAGAGGTGAATAGAGCAAAAGCCGAAAGTGATTCTGTATTACTTAATCAAAAAATAAATGGAGATATTATTACTAAAACGCAACCACCCGACAACCCATTATAATTTCAATATTGTAATGAAATAAAATAATTAATTTTCCTTACAAAGTTGAGATAAAAATATGCTTTGTTCCCGATTAATCCCTCTATTAAACTTGACTGTTTTTAGGGGGATTTTTCTTTAGGTTGCGTTTTAGTAGTACTATTTTGATAAAAGTTATCAACAGGGTATTAAAACTCAAATGTTAAATAACTAAATTTACCTTATAATTTAATATTATAGACAATGGAAACAAATAATAACGGCGGCCAAGAGCCACAGTCTGGTACTGTAAAACCGATTTGGGAAAAAATAGGAGGGCAGACAGATTTAGTCGAAATAGTTACCCCTACCCCTTCTGCGGAAGTAAAACAAGATATTCAAACAGAGGACACTACTACTCCCTCTACGGAATCAGAAACAACTCCTGCAATAGAAGTTAAACCTGATGCTAAGACAGAAGGTGCTGCTACCGAAACTAAACCTGAAACTACCCCTGAGGCTAAAACTGATACAGAAGTATTGGAATTAACAGCAGAGGATATTAAAGATGCTCCCGCTCAGTATGAAGATGGTACATTTAAAGCCCTTGCTGCCGATTTAGGTTTTGAGGTGCCGGAAGAATCATTTGAGGTGTTTCACAAAACATTTAAAGAAAACTTTGTACCAAAGGCAGAAGTAGATAAAATTGCTACTGCTAATAAAGAGAAATTCTTTGCTACTTTAGACCCTAAAATTGCTACTGCATTTGAGCTTATTGAAATGGGCGTTCCACAAGAACTTGCATTAAATCCAACAAAAGCACAGGATGAATATTTAGCCATGGATTCTCAGAGTTTAGTAAGGGCTGCTTTGGCGGCTCAGCCTAACTGGACAGAAGAAATGGTTGAAACACAAATGGAAGAATTAGCTTTAGAGCCTTCCAAATTAGAGGTAAAAGCAAACATAGTAAGAGCTAATCTTACTGCTGAAAAGCAACAAATATTACAAGAGCAACAACAAATAGTTCAGAAATATACAGAGCAGAAACAACAAGCCGCTTTACAACAAAAGATGGAGGTTGACAAACAATTTAAAGAAGCGCTTGCCAATGAGCAAGCCTTTATGGGAGTCACTTTATCTAAAGAATATAAAGAGGCAATCTTATCTAAGTACAATAAAGGTGCTTATAATGAGGTATTGTCACCCGCTCAGGCAAAAGTAAGAGCTATTATTTTGATGGAATCGGGGGATAAATTTGCTAAAACCGCACTTTCCAAGGCGAAAGAAGATGGCAAAGCAGAGATCGTTCGTAAACTATCAGATGTGCCACCTAAAAATCCAAATGCTGGAGGTAGGCAACAAGTTGTAGCAGCAGATAACCAAGAAGACAAATCACCATTCAAGAATATACCAATTTTTGAATAACTCATTAAGGGAAGCATGGTTAATTATTTAACTCTTAAAAACTAAAAATTATGGCTATGAATCCCGGTCAAATTAAGATTACAACTGGACAATTCTCATCAGAGTGTGTGTCTCAGTATGACTTAATCTCCAACCAAGCGGCTTATCCTCAAATTCGCCCAATGATTGACTTTGTTCAAAAAAGACAAATGACAACTCTTTTTACTTCTGGAGCAGTAACTCCTTATGGTATTAAGTACACTAAACCAACACGTATTCCTAACGTAGAGACAAAAGGAAAAGGAATTGGAGCTGACGCTTATCAATTTCGTATTATGGGTCGTCCTGAAAGGGTAGCTACTATCTTAGGACAAGTAGGTTCTTCTGGCTCAGATGGTAAATTCACTTTAAAACTTTTAGATGCTAATGTAGATAAAGGGGATAACGTTACATTTTATGGTGGCCGTAAGGTAGCCCGCGTAATGAATGGTCCTCGTCAATCTGCTGGCGGATTCCTGTATGACTTTCAATCACCTTCACGTGAGGTTTTTGATTACGCAACTTGGGTAGCTCCTCAATCTGGAACTAAAACCTGTTTCACTTCATGGACAACTTTTGGAGAACAATCACTTCGTGGTTACGGTTATTCTAAGTTTCCTGATATGTTCATTAATCACATGACTATTCAACGTCAAAGTATCTCTATCACTGGCGATGCTAATACACAGGTATTATGGTTGAATTACATGGGTACTGATGGAGTAGAGGGTAAAGGTTGGATGTATCAAGAAGTAGCTCAATTAAAAAATAAAATGTCTGTTCAGAACGAACGCGCTAAAATATTTGGCGTGTCTTCTATGAAGAACTCTGATGGAACTTTAGCTACCACTTCTAATTTGATTGATTCCGAAACTGGTCGTCCTATTATTCAGGGTGACGGTATTGAAGAGCAAATTGCCGGTGGTAATGTTATCTACGGAAGTGGAACTAACGGACAGCCTACTATTGATGATTACAAGGATATGATGAAGGCACTCCAATTAAAAGGAGATTTAGTGGACGGATATACTTGGTTGTTTGTAATGGGTACTGTTGGTTATTACAATTTCCAAACAGAAGCAGTTGCACATTTAGGAAATCAAAATGTACAGTTAATGCAAGCTGTTAACAATGATGGTTCTGCTGCTGGTGGTTCTGAAATTAATGCAGGTTACACCTTCACTAAAATCAACTTCGCTGGCAACACCATTATCGCTTGTTTACACCCATTGTTTGACGATCAGTTAATGGCTGCTGAAATTGGTTCTGATGGTAACTCAATTCTATCAGGTACTATTTTCGTATTGCCTTTAGGTTCTGAAGCTAATATGAATATGGAAGTGTTGCATAAAGCAGCTTTCGGTATTGATAGAAGTATGGTGGAAGCTACCTTAAACGGTATGACTGGCGCTCCTGAAGCTATCATTACTCAGGAAGATGCTAAGACTTACGCAGTGCTTAAACAGGATATGCTTAATATCTATAATTCACAAATTTGTGGTATTATCTATCCTTCAACCTAGTTAAATTAAGAGGGTGTAAAAAGCCCTCTTTCTTTTTTTTAATTAATTAATAAATAAACAATAAATGGAAACACAAGGTTTTAACCTATCTACGGTAAAAAATTCTGGCGGTAGAACTGCCAAAGAGGGCGTAGAATATATCACGGTTACAGATGGTAATGGAGGTGATATAAAGATTATGAATATTGAAAATGAGATGTATGCTCCAAGAGAGGGTATTATTGAGATCATTCCTTTAAAAATAGCAAAGGGAATGGGTAATGCCATACGCCATCAAAATGAAGTTACATTCAGATGCGTTCGGGATAAAGCCACTGGTTGGCTAATTGGCATTCCAATGCCCGGTTATCGCGGAAAGGATAAGTCTATCGAATTTGAAAGATTTATTATTCGTGGTGCTGAGTTCTTAGATTTATCTATCCCTAAAGAGCGCTTGAAATGGATTTGTATTAAATACGGACCATTCTTAAAAGGCTCTCCTAATTTTCAAACACAATCTAAAACTGTATACGAAGCTGTGGATAAAGAAAAACAGGCAACTGAGTTCTTTAAAAATCGTAAGTCTAAACGCAAAGCAGGTGAAATTGCTGAAAGTTTACACGGTGAAGAGTTATTGGGAATGGCTATGGCTTTAGGTATTGACCCTAAACTATACTCTACCACTCAACTTGAAATGGAAGTGATTAAATTCGCTGAAAATCCTGAGAAGGTAAATGGTAAAACTGGAGCTGAGAGATTCTTAGATGTTTATAACAGTGATTCTAAAGTTGAATTAATCACATTGAAACGTGGTTTATCTACTGGCATCTTAACTGAAAACTTAAACGCTGGAATTAATTTTAATGGACTTACATTAGGTCATAGTGAACAAGAAGCTGTTGGTTATCTTAAAGCACACCCTTCTACTTTAACTTCTATTGATATTCAGTCTCGTAAAATTCAGGATTCAAGCACTCAGGCTTTTGATACAAAACCTCCTGTAATTAAAGATGAGAAAGATGCCATTATAGAGCGTCAGAGAAAGGAGATGGAAGAAATGAAGGCTAGATTAGCACAAGTTAATGAAGAGGCTTTAGAAGCCAAATCTGATGCTATAATTGCTAATGAAGACCCTGAACTTGCAGAGCTTATTTCTGAGGCTAAAAGACTTTTAATTAAATCTCCTCATTTAATTGGTCGTAATGATACAATGGATGTAAGGAAACAGAAATTGAAAGAAAAAATAGCTGAGACAAATCGACAAGCAAATAACTAAACAAAATTAAGCCGATGTAAAAAGTCGGCTTTTTTATTTATCTTTATTAAAAATTATACCTGATGAATAGTATAGAGATTAAACAGAAAATAGAGTTTTATATAGACCTTACAAGAAGCGCCCGTTTTACTTTTCAGGAGATAAACATGGCGGTAAATGATTCTATGTTTGAATTTATAAGTCAGGAAATGGGATATGAAGATCAGCGTAACCCAGAGAATTTTCAATGGGTACAAAGAATAAGAGATAATTTATATCCATTAATTAAAACATCTAATCCAACTATTTCAAATGGTACTGCTGTAACATCTCCTTATTATACATCTATTCCTACAAGCCTTACCCTTCCATCTGATTACGATACATTTATTTCTTTACAGTATACTATTTCAAGTATAACGTATTACGCAAGGCCAACTTCGTTTAACGAGATAGGTCCACTGTTAGAAGATTCTTTTAAACACCCTGCGAATGACCTTGGTTATTTTAATGAATCGACAAGCTCAATTACACTGTGGCGCGGAAGTACTGGAACGGTAAGCTCTGCATTGCTTACTTATTTAAAAATACCTAACACTTTCTCTATCGGTCAAGACAATCAGGCTATTAATACCGGCGGTACACTCACTAATGCAATCACTTATTACGCTTTAGAAACAAGTGTATATGCGGGTGTAACGTATTATATGGGGGCTGTTATTACAGGAACAGGTGCGGCACTAACATCTGGAAGTGTTATTGCGGTTAGTAATACAGTGGCTTTAGAGCTGCCCGCAAAGGTTCACGAACGCATTTGTAAAATGGCAAGTGAGAAGTTACTGAAGGTAATTGGTATGTTTGATGCTTCCGCTGCTATCGAATCTGAAGCACAAAAACAGTAAGGTTGCGTTTTTTATCCTCTATTTTTATAAAGTTTTCAACAAATTGATTTGTAATTGAGTAATTGTAATTACTTTTAATCATTATAAACAATTAAAAATTTATCAAAATGAGCAGACAAATTAAAGAATCGGTATTGTTCCGTACCTCTGCGGCTACGGATGTGCAATGCAGCGGCAGGGTTATCCAAGTCGCAGGTTTGAAGTCTATATCTAAAAAAGATATTACAGGCATCTACCAATCAATTTACAAGGCAGAGGTTGTTCAGGTATCTACTGTAACAACCTCTTCTATTACACCGGCAGCAGCTACGCTTTATCAGGTGGTAGTTTATGACCCAGTTCGTGTAGATCAAAGTTACACAGAGTCACCAAAAATTTACAGATACAAAACAAGTAATGACTTGTCTGTTGAAGGTGCAAATGCTGCTTTACAGCGTGAGTATATCAACTTACAGTTAATCGCTAAGATTAATGCAGACCCTACTTGCCATGCAACCGCGGCTACATTAACTGGCGGTGCTGGTTTTACTGTAACTGATGATGGTGGTTATTACCCTGTTTGGAGTCAATCAATGACTAACGTAAAGGGTATTAACTCCGTTTACACTATTGCTAATCCTGATGGCGGTGGATTCGCTGGCGATTTAGCCGCTATTACAACTCCTGCTGTGTACTCTTATGGTACAGGCGCTAAGTTGTTACTACAAAATCCAATCGTATCATTTGTGTTTGGTAATTTAATATCAGGTGTGCTTGAAGCGCCTCCTGTAACTACTGCTGGACTTCCTGCTGTAAGTGGTCAAAACTATGATGGTTTTATTATCACTTCATTAAAAGCTGTTCCTGCAATTGCTGTTGGTGGTCAATTAGCTTACCAAGACAGATTATCTACTATTTTCGTAGACAATGGTACTGGTACTGCAACTACCAACTTATCAGGATTTAAAGCATTTGAGCGTGTTATGCACAAATTAATGCTTCAGGAATATGTAGATGATGCTTCTGCTGTTATTGAGTTCTTCGATCAGCCTTTAGTATTTCAAGACCCACTTGGTGCAGCTCCAACCGGAACAGCTAATACATTAGGATGGCAAATGGGACGTTACACGTCTTTAAACCGTACTAATATCGGAACTCAAACAATTGTAGCTCCTGTTTTAAGTGCTACTGGTTTGTTGTTAGATCAGGATGATACTGCTAGTGAAGGCTCTCATACTTCTGCTAATCAACAAACTTTAGGCGATCAGTCTTTTGTGGTTGGTAAATCAGAGTATATGGCAGTTGCTCGTGTGGTTGCTGCCGACTGGACTGACACTCAGTTCTTGTTAGGTATTCGTAAGAAAGCTGTTTATACTGCTGATTACAATGATTACACTGACTTAGCTGCTATTGGCGGCGCTGCCGCTGACGGTGATTCAATTACTACTTTTGGCATTTTAAATAACGATGCAACCGTAGCTACTGACACTGCTGTTAATTTTGCTGATACTGTAAGTTCTTTACTTATGATTAAAGTGGATATTGATGGTAATGTTACTACTTGGGCTAATGGAGTATCTTATCCAATTTACTCTGCTGGTACAACTGCTTTAGTGTTAGATGCTGGTGATGAGTTTATTGGATTCTATCAACACCTTAACATTGGTGGTGGTGACCCTGCTGTAACAATCAGCGAGTTCTTCTGCGTTCCAACAATAGGTTTAATTGCCTAATCAAATATAGAAGGGGTGTAAAAAGCCCCTTTTTTTCAAATTAATTAATCAGATCGAGATAACATCTTGGTTATAAAAATTAAAAATCATGTATTTACAAAAATTAGGAAACAAGGCGGTATTATCAGGAAATCAAAGATTGATTTTTGGTAATGCTTTAGAAGCCGTTAGTCCAAATGATTTGACAACTTTAAGTCAAGTAGAACAGTTGGTTCAGGATGGTATTACCACTGACATATTAGACAACAACAACGCCTTTACGGGCGATAATACACATACTGGCACTGAGACGTTCAGTAACGCTACTGGTATAACTACGGATATTATATCTGAAAGAACTGCCGGAAATGGCACTACAATTAAAACTCACATTATATCTGCTGGGAGTGCCACTTTGGCTCCTACCGCCGCACAAAGTGGTAGCGTAATAGCTTTAGCTAAAGCAGACGGGGTTACAGTTACATTACCAGCCTGTTCAACAACTAATATTGGAATACGTTATAGATTTCAAGTAGCCGTTTCGTGTACAAGTGTGGGCTATGTTATTAACACTACCGGAACCGATGTATTTTTGGGAGGCATATATGGTACTATTCAAGCTCCCGGAGTTGTTAACGATGCTTTTTTTGGTGTGTCTACTGCTAATAAAACAATTACCCTAAACGCTACTACCACTTGTGGTTTGATTGGCGGATGGGTAGAGGTTGTATGCGTTTCAGGCACTCAATGGATGGTAACAGGCGTAACACTTGGAACCGGAACAATTGCAACTCCATTTTCTAATTAATAACTAAACAGGCGGCTTAAAACACCGCTTGTTTTAATATAAAAATAAAATGAGTGTCATATCAGATATTTTTAATGGAACTTTAAACGCTTTAAATAAAGCTGGCGTTGGCGGTAAAACATTAGTTACGCCAATTACAGGTTCTCAAATTGCAGTACAAGCTGCTGCTTATGCTAGTGGAGATGTATTGGGTACTGGCAATCCTATTAAGCTGGAAGTCTTTACAAAACATTATGGTACGGGGATATTACAATCCGTTGTATTAGGTGATTTAGCAAAGCAAGACGGTGCTGTGGGTGTGGTAATATTTAACTCAAATCCAACCGCCACTACTTTTACTGACAATTCAGCTTTAGATATTGCTGATGCTGATTTACCTAAAATAATTGGCAATGTAGCAATAGCCTCTACTGATTATGCTGATTTTAATGATAGTAGTATTGCCACTAAAACAGGTGTTGGACTTCCGATTAATAACAATGAATCAGCTTCTTCTTCTGATAAAATTCATATTTGGGTAGCTTTTGTATCAAGAGACACTAAGACTTATGGAGCAAATGAATTATCTGCAAACATTGGAATACTACAAGATTAATGCCTAATCCAATTGTAAATAGAAGAGTAGTTTTTTCAGGGGGCCAAGGTTCTCCAGCTCCTACCGTCTCAGTACTGCAACCGTGGTACGATTTACTGTCAGTGAAGCCAAGTGCAGGATTATGGGCTGATTTGCAGACAATGGCAGACGGGATGAATACAGATGGGGACTGGGGGGAGTCTGATTTTATTGCTATGTTTGCTGCGCTCGAAACAGATGAGCAGCGGTTAACTCCGTTTAAGTCTACTAGTGGGGATATTATGGTAAATGATAATTTAGGAATTGGTTCAGCTTTAGTATTAGATGCGAATGGTGCTAATGGTAATGCATCTGGAGTAATAGACTGTAAATGGAATCCAGTTGATGATGGCGTAAAGTACACTCAAAACTCGTCTTCGTTAATGATGTACGGAAACACAACAACTGACACCGCAATAACACACCCAGTATTAGGCTCATGGTCTAATCCAGATGTCCAGTGTTTTATATCGAGAACACTCACATCTCCATTGATAGGAACTCAGGGAAGAGTGTTAAACGCAGCTTCAGGAACCACTAATACAACATTCGCAAAATCAGGTTCTAGTGTTCCTTATTTTATAACACAACAAAGAACGTCGTCCAACGCTAACCAAGGTAGTATTAACTTGACAAATGGAGCAAATAACACTACTGTATCTTCAGGCATGTCTAATTTTGATTTATTTGCATGTGGAATAAATGACGATACTGGTTTTTTCGGGCCGGTAGGAACTACTTTGGATATATGCAGAACGGTTATCGCTGGCTCAGGATTAATAAATAAAACAAATGTAGCTGCAAGATTAAACACATTTTTTACTTCACGAGGATTATCAATTTTTAGTTAAAACAAATTATTATGACAAAAACAAACATTTTAAACGGACTTGCCGACAAGGTAGCAACGTTTTACACGAACGAAAACGACACGCTAACAGCGGCACAAGAAACAGAGCTTACTGATCAATTGGCGGCTTATCTGGAAACGGTAAATCCTGATCACAACTACCCGCCAACAAACAAATGATAAAACTATCACTTGTAATATTAAGCCTCGTTTTGTATGTAAGTAATTTCTTTATTTGCAATGCAAAATATCCGGGAGCGTCCAGTGATTGGAATATTTTTATTCCCATGGACACCTTACATCATGGTATCTGGGCGGTAATAATTTTAATCTTGTTTATTGCAATGGCATTAAAAACGATCATTGATGTAACTGATTTTTTTATTTACACAGGAATACTTTATTGCATTGTTGATGTACTTGCAAGGTTTTCATTAATGCCTTTTTACAGTGAAAATTTATACAAAATAACTTTAATATCTTGCCCACTTATAGCTTCACTTGTTTATGCTTATAGAAAAAGAAAATAATATCTTAGAAAACACTTATGTGAAAACAATCGGTAAGGCTGTTATTTGGGCTTTTTTTGTTGGCGCTGCATGGCAAAGATTAGAATACAAGATTGATGAAACTACTGAAAAAGTAATTAAAAAAATTGACGAGCATATTATCTCAGATAAATTTGAGAAGCAAATGTTATCAAATGAATTATCACAACTAAGATCAATGGTTGAAGACGTGCAAGATCAGGTTAAACAAATTAACCCAAACGCCTTTGTAAGGCCGGACGAAGTTAGAATACAAACTAAACGGAGAAGATAATGAAAAAAGTACAATGCTTTAGAACACTCGACAATACTAAGCAATCACTTGGTGTGTTAATAGTAACCGATGAAACGGGCGTGTTATTCGTATGCCGGACATTAGAACTGCCTTACAAAAATAACGCTCAATCTATCAGCTCTTTTAATCCGGGTAAATACACCTGTAAATACACTATGTCGCCATCATTTAAGATTAAGACTTATGAGGTAACAGGCGTTCCAGGACGTGCAGGAGTTCGTATTCATTCAGCAAATTACGTGTCTCAATTACGTGGTTGCATTGCGCTTGGTGACGCTCATAAAGACATTAACGCAGACGGTTTAAGTGACGTTACTCACAGCGGTAATACTATTGCTGCATTTGAGAAATTAATGAATTACGAAGACTTTGAATTAGAAATCATTAAGGCTTATTGATATGAAATTCCCATTTATAACAAAACTATTCGCATCGCTTGATAACACTACGTTAGGTTATTCAGGCCGTAAATTAACCGCTTTGGCTTCTATAATTGTAGGCGTTTACATTACATACACTTTGCGGGTAGACGCTAAATTACACGCTCTTTACGCATGGCAAGTACTGGCTTTGTTGTGTCTTGGTATCGTAACAGTGGAGCAAATTATAAAGTTTAAGAATGGTGGGAACAAACCGGAATGAATACCTCCCCTTCCTAATCGCTGCGGTGTTGTTGGTTTGGTGGTGGGTGTGAATAAAGATATAGGAGTACGCCGAAAATCCTTCAAAGAGTAGGCAAAATAACTATTGAAAAATAAAGAAAAATGGTTACGTATTACAACAAAAAAGACCTAGTAAGTTTTGGACATTACTTGCTAAGCGAAGAAAGAAGAATAAGCTTTGAAAACACAGAGAAGCTTTACAAAGAACAAGGGATGAATCCTTTATCAGCAGAGGAGTCATTAAAGCTCGTTCACGACGCTGATTTAGCTAACTGGATGGAAATCCAAAGAAACAAAAAAGAGTAGTTAAATAAAAAAAACCAACCTTTTACAGTTGGTTAATTAGACTAGGTCACGCTACTTACCGAAATTAATCTAAGTGATGAGGGTTGTATCATCAGCGTTCTCTGACTAAACAAATCTACAAATTATGAAACAATCCACCAAATATTTATTGTTAATTATCGCAGGGGCGGTTTGAATTTGTGGGATAGAGAAGTCACGATCTTCATGTGGTTCGGTTTTACAGACCGTCCAGCTTGCCCTGAGCATTATCCCTTTTGCGGAAAGTAAAGGAATCGAACCCTCACCAACTACGATGTATCCTAGTTTTCAAGACTAGTCGCCTACCATAGGCATACTTTCCTTATGAGGCTTATATTGGAATCGAACCAATTACTACTGTTTTGCAGACAGTCAACAATCCATTTGTCTTACAAGCCTTATGTGTGATCTTTTGGTATCGAACCAAATCCCCCAGTTTTTCAAACTGATGCTTCTACCTAGTTAGCTTAGACCACATTTGCGGAAGATTGAGTACTCGAAACCCAAACTTTTACATTCAGTTTGTTTAGCAAACAACTACGGACACCTATCCGTTTAATCTTCCTTTTGTACGCCGAGTGGGATTCGAACCCACACTGTTAGGATTTTAAGTCCTTTGTCTCCTACCGATTGCACTACCGGCGCATTTGTACCCCTGCACAGAATCGAACTGTGACCATTCCTGATCCTAAATCAGGCGCGACTACCAATTGCGCAACAGGGGCAAATAAAAAAGCCTCAGAAATTAATCCGAGGCCTTGGTAAATTAAATATTTTTATTTTTAATTCATAGAATCCCCGGTAACGTTGTGTAACAACGAACTAAATGATAGGAGACAATATAAATTATTAATTTTCATACGGCAAATATAACTACTTATTTTTAATCCACCAAAATATTTTTGTAACTTTATTGTATGAAATATTTACCATACATCGCAATCGCCATCCTACTCATAATCCTGTCATTCCAAACGTGCCAGCCTAAACCGTTGCCAGTAGCTCTAATCAACTCCGACAGCATAGCTAAGCTAGGTTATAATAAGGGCTATGAGATCGCCAAACTTGAAGATATCGGCAAGGTCAAAGATTCAATCCAAACGCATTACGTTACCAAGTGGAAGGTTTACCGAGAGAAAGCTATACACGATACCATAACCAGGGAGTGTGTGCAAAACTGCGACAGCGCTCTCAATACTCAGTCGGACTACATTTGTCACCTTGAAACTATCAGCGCTCACAAAGACACGGCAATAACGTATTGGCGTAGTGCGTATAGGGGGGATAGTACGAATGTCAACATGCTCCAATCTGCCATGTCCGACACCGTTAAGTACTTTGGTAAACGAGTTCGCAGGGGGTACTTTAAAGGATTCCTTCACGGGTTTACGGCTGGGAATGTTACGGGTGGCAGTGTTGTGATGGGAATATCGAGGTAGAGTGCGTTACTAAATAATGCTTTCCAACGCTGGCAACTTTATCAACTTTACTTTTGCAAATAAATCTAGCTACTGCTGTTCCTAATTCCTTTGGATAAGGAACGTAATGATTGTAACCATTTTTTCTATACATCCATGCGCATTCATAAATAGTTCCGTCTGAAAAAATGTAAAATAGTCTTTCTGACCAGCACCAAATTTGTTTTTGTTTATTAATAATGTTTGTCATATTTTCAATATTTAATATTCGCCACCCTCGAAGCGGCTGTTATTGCTGGTCAGGATGTAAGGTAAAAAAGGCGGTTGTTAGCCGCCTCTTAAATTATTACATACAAAAATCATTCTCAAATTCTCGAACATCTGCAACCCAGAAACACTTTGTTTCACAAATGTACTGCCCGTAAATTGTAGTCCAACATCTCGTGGTGCAAACATATTTCCATTTAGTTCTTTCTGATGGAGTTACATCTGTTACATACTCAAATTTAATTTTAGTGTTTTCATCAACTCCCAACGCTGTTAGTTGACTCACCGAAATGTCGAATACATGATTAATTTGAGTTTCAATTTTTTCAAACGTAATCAACGGGTCTTTTTTGATTTTCAGGGTTATAACTAACTCGCCATCTTGATTCAGAGAGCTTGGTAGCTCGAATCCGTCTGCTACACCGTTGTTACAGTATAGTTTTGCTGGAACGTCAAACGCTACTTTAATCAGCTCATCTTGTGAATTAAATTCAGGAAAACATACCTGACTACTTTCTGTACACATATTATTTTTGTTCGGATTTTCTCCCGTCCCAGAGGTTTGTATAACACGACATTGTGTTATAATGTTATTAATTACTGTATAAGCATTGTGTTCAAATGTTGTTTCGTCGTTTTCTCCAAAGTAGCTTCTGATACTTTTTAAGTCAGACAACTGGTCTTTGGTTATTGTTATGGTTATATTTTCCATCTTAATAAAGTGTATTAATTTCGTAACCATTCATTTGTAAGTACTGGAATATTTTAAGCCAGTCTGAGCCGCTAAGATTGGTTTGGCTTACCCAAAAGTTAGGGCTGGAAAGTAGTTCATTTTTTACTTGGTGGATGATACTTTCATCTGACGGACGTTCCCATTTAAGAATGCTTTTACCGATGAATAAAGCGTCATCTTCGATAATTTTAGAAAGGGCGTCTTGTAAAGTTTTCTTTGAATCCGGTTTTAATTGAGGCTTAAGATTCTGCTCATTGATCTTAGCCCATTGCTCAACCTTCCATTGCAACTCAGCTATGTAGTTATAGATAGGTTCCATTACTGACTTTTCTGTAATTGAGTTAAGCGCTTCAATTGCTAATTTTCCTTTTTCTGATTCTGTTTTCATATTATTTGTTTTTAAGTTTGGTCAAAGGTAAGTTGCAAAAGCTTCGTTTGTCCTCCCCAAGGTTGGGGATATTTCATAATTAACATTTAGTATTTTTCACAATTTTATAGTAGGTAATGTAACGGGGGTGGGGATAGCTCTTATTTTGCGTCTAAAAACCTTCGTGGATTCCAAATTATTTCATTAATCAGCATGGCGAGGATTTCAGATTCTTTTACCGTTATTTCTTCGGGAAGATACATGTGTAAAAGATTATTTATGTCTGGCTTTAATCTGTCCATGTGTCTTTCTAATTCCTTAGAGTCGACTTCATTTTGACAATCTATCAATTCTTTTGCGTGGTTAATTGCTTCTTGCATTTGGTTTAGTTATTTAGCCGTTTATTAAATTCTTTTTGTATTTGCTTCATTTCCTGTTTTCCTAATTTTTCAAATACAACATCGTGGAGTGTTTTGTATCTCAAATCCTGAGAGACAATTTTTTTAACAGAATTATATAAATTAAATTCTTTGCCTCGCTGAGCGTTTAGTATGGTAAGTTCTTTTTGAATTTCCAATTGATTTACCCCTTGGCAATTTGCCAGTTTTAGCTTTGTTTGCTCAATCTGTCTTACCAAAGAGCTTTCGTGCGGTTCAAGGAAGTTCTTTAAAACCATTGGCAGATAAATTCTAAGTAGATTTTCAATTTCTTCTTTTTCAAAAAATTGATTATCCATTATTCTTTCAGTCAAAGTTTTAGACCAATGTTCGATTTTAGATTTTGTGTCTGTTTTCATATTCCTTTATTTTATTTTCCAATGTTTCGATAAAAGCCTCTTTGTTTTCGATTAATCTTTGTAAATGAGTTATGTCTGGATTTTCTATTGCTGGATACGGCGTATTAAAATGAATCAATTGTTTAATTTGATTTTCAGTTAAATCTTTACCAAGAATCCACGTGTTTTCGTAAACCTTAGTTCCATCATGCTTAATTGTATAAGTGACTGGATATTTTTTATCTGGACTTACTAGAGTAGCGTAATTTAAATTTTCTTTTTTCATGGTTTTTTCGTTTGGTAATCCGTAACAATTATTATAATCTTTCATCTTTTCACAATTTTATAGTAGGTAATGGAACGGGGGTGGTGGTTAATCATAGCCGGTCTCTCTAGTCATAATTAATCTAACCATTGTACCAGAATTCTTTTCAAGGTCAATTAAACTATAAGATGGCCTGTATGAATTATACCTATGGCCATCAAGTAATATCCATCTGTCTTTCCATCCTTTTTCAAGTCTTTCAATAATGTCTTTTTTTAAATAAATTTTACCCTCAAAAGAATAAGTGGTTTTAAAAAAACCAGTTGTGCTTTGTTGTTGCGTAACAGATTCATTCCACTCGGTAAATTGCTCTTTTTTTAGATGTAAGTTTGGCTCTAATTTTTCCATTCCACAAAGTTAAAATTATTATCTCTCATTTCCGTTCGTTGTAAAGTTTTAGGAGGTCTGTAATTCGATATGTGCCTAATTCATCCTTTCCGATAAGCATGTATTCTTTATTGCTTGCCTTATATGTATTGCCGTTAACCCATTCAGCAAATCCGCACATCTCCTCCACTGAGTAACCGTTGGCGAAGGTTGCGCCCATAACAAACCCCTGGCGTTTCATTAATAAATTTGTCTGATAAGTAGCTCCATGATACTCATCGTGAGGTGCATAATTCTCAGCCGCCTTGTTTATTTCGTCTTGTGTTTTCATTGTTTATTTTTTAGGTATGTTTTTAACTTTTTCAATTTTTGAGCACGGTCTACAAACAGGCTGGTTAGTTCTGAGATGCCAATATCTGGTAGGTGTTTTACAAAACACGCAAAGCTCAGGAATAATAAATCTTAAATCTTCTGGCTCTAATTCTGTCTTAATCATGGGTTAAAATTTAGGGTCTAATAATGCGTCAATTGCTTTCTGTTTCATTTCCACTTCCTTCTCCAACTCCTTAATCCTGTCGTGGAGGTGTTGGGAGTATTCGTCAATTATTTTAACCACATCATTTGCTACCATTAATTGACCAATAGACCTAACCCCTTTTCTCATTAAAAACTTTCTACTCTCCATCCTTCCCCTCCTTTCTGGTTAGGGTGTTGTCAATAGCCTCAACAGCTTCCTGTATATTGGGTATTTTAATAGTTACCTTTTCTCCATGAAAATAAAGTTTACCCCTGTGTGAACAAACGCCACGTCCACTTTTATTAGGTTCATAAGACGAACAACTCCTTTTTGTACATTCGTTACGTTCACCTACTTCTCCTAAAAAAGAACAGAAAATCATGTCCTTTATGTCTTTATCTTCAACAGCTTCAAACAAAGTTATTTCTGTTAATCCTTCGATATTAGCGTTTAGTATAAACGAATCTAGCGGGCGGCAATATGTATCGTCTTCGTTTTCAAAATATAATTTTTCCTTACTCATTTTTATTTTTTTTACTCGTTAATACTATTCCTTCTACCTAATTTTTGATTAAGGCTTGCGTAGCGTAATGATAAGCTGCCGTGTCTTTTGGTGTCTTGGTAATCTTCTCCAAAGCCTCCCTAAGCCTATCCCGTTCGGATTGGAGGGATTGAATCTCCATATTATGAGCTACTTTAGCCTCTTCAATAGTAGCTTCATAAAAAGCATTCCATTGACTATAAATTTTTTTGGCAGCTATTTCAGCCCAGTCTAGGTCTGGATGCTTTCGATATTCATCCATAATGCGGCCTTTGATTAATTCGATTGTTTTCTCGTTGCTCATGTTATTTGCGATTAATTGTAAAGTGTTGTAAAATATAAGTAAAACTCCTTTCATCATCTCTCATTTCAAACAAGTCATAAAGCATATCCATCTGACTCTCCCCCTCCCTCACAGGCTCTTTGAAGTAGCCCAAATGATCACATGTGCATTCGCCGAAACCGCTGCATATAGTTGGCAATACCTCCACAATGTCGGACACGTCGATGGGGGAATGGCTGGAAATATCCATATTAAATAGATACACGTACAACTTAGTGGACTCCCCCTGCCCCATCTTAACGGTTCGCTTGGTTGAGAGCCATTGGCTATACACGGCGTTAAAATTATCTAATAGTCCGTCTGATTTTTCAGGCCTCTTATAGTCATATACCTCCAAGTCTCCCGACTCGAGAAGTAGGATTGTTTGTGTGGTGTTAGTCATTGGTTAAGTTTTTTTATTAATTTCATTTATAATTTTATCGTTCTCAACAACTTGTCTTATACGGTCTTCCATTGCCATCATAAAGCCAACTCGACAGCAAAAAAATGATTTTTCTGAGGCTTCGCAACCGTCAGGGTCTTCGCTTTTGCAGGCCCCGTAAACTCCTAATTTGTCAGCAATCCAGTTGCTTAAATCTTCTACTGTTTCTATATCCATTGTTACTTACTTGGTTTTATTTAAATTCATAAATCAACTCCTGGCCGGTTAGGGCGAAGTATAGGTTTTGGAGCTGGTGTAGGCGTTTAATTGTGGTCAAATGAAATGAATCTCTGCATTCGTAAACATGCCAATCATTATACGGTTCATCAAAAGAAAGACCCATCATCCAGTCATCCTTAGTGAACTCGTTTCCATTTCTTGTAAATCCACACCTTACCAAAACATCCTCTGTTAGCGGGATTGGATCAGGGGAATGCCTTTCTGTTAGTTTCCTTATAAAACCAATGCTATCAGTAAAATAGCCTAATTCAACGTCTTCGTTTATAAAAATCTGCCTAACAATAACATCCTGTCCGTAATAATTTAAATAATTGCCTATTCTCAATTCGCTTACTTTCATCTCATTTAGTTTTATTGGTTAATGTTTTCATCTCTCTTTAGGGGGGTTATTTATTCCAGTCTCCATCAGCGTCAAGGTGATTCGGTGGCCATCCTTTAAAGCATACCATAATCATTCTAAAGAAACGCGCAAATAACTTTACAACTCCGTTCACTAAAAAATATAGTATCATGGCAATCATAATGTATGACCCGCAGAAAATCCAGAATCCGCTTAGTGTGTATTTTAATATTTCTAACATAATTTATTTTATTTTAGTGGGTTAATGCTTTTAAATCGGTAAACTGTCTATTTTTGGTAATTATACGACAAGTGTATTAAAAGGTTGCAAGTGTATAAAATTTTAACATTTATGCTTAAATATATCAAAATTAATATTTACATTTGAATATGGCTCAAACTAAGAAAAACGCGATAGATTCTCTCTTTAACATTCTTACTCGTTTTAAGGTAACAGATGAGTTTAGAGTGAATAAAAATTGGTTAAACTATAAAATAGATCAAGTAAGGGCGGATATAATTATTCAGCAATATGCTCAAACGGGCGTTTTAGATCAAGCGTGGTTTTCAGATATAGGACTTATTGATTTTTACAGAACTAATTTTGCCGACGACCGTTCTATTTCTTGTGGCTGTGATGTTGGTAAAGCCACTATCCCTCAATTTATAAGCATTAATTCTAGTAATGGTAATCAGGATTTAGGGCTATTCTCTGTAATGTCCGCATGTGGCTCTAAACAATTAACACCTAAACGAATGTTTCAGTGGTCTTATACGCCGCCCGAACACACTAATAGTTTATTTGCCTACTATTGGAGGATTAACACTCAAATGTATATTAGTGACCCTACAATACAGCAATTAAGAATTATAGGGATATTGCTTAATCCAGAAGATGGTTATTTGATCAATTCTCAGCCTGTTTTAAGCGGCTCTTTAGTTAATGGCACTGTTTACCTTGTTAAGAATAGTCAGATCATTTATAATGCAGTTGTGTACAATCCTAACGATACTTTTACCGCCACGGCAACTGCTACTTTTACAGGACTAGGTAAAGTGTATTTAAATTCAGAAATAGCAGCATACAGAGATATTGACCCTTACCCCGCCAGTGGGGATATGATACGTCAAATTGAAATAGAGATATTAACCAAGGAATTTAAAATAGAGTCAGGTCAATTAACTGATGTTCGCAATGATTCGGTAGATGAAGCCAATAAAGTCCCGGCAGTTTAGTATGCCAACCTTACGCAAAAGGAATAAAAAAATGATGCGTAAAAAATATAAAAAGACTATTAGCTTATCTACTCTTGATAAAGTGTGGAACGATTGGGTTGAATTTGCGATTATACGACCTATGATTAAATTTGGCAGGGTGAAGGTGGATGATAAGTTTAGCATGGAAATAGTTGGGAAGAAAATAATAAGTGATGCTAGAATAGTAGCGCTTATGAGCGCAGGAGTGGTAGTGTCTAAGAGGGGGTATAAAATTGAACCTAAAAAATTTGGAAATAACAGACCGGGATTAATTTATAAGATCACTTGTGAAGATAAGAATTACAAAACAGGGCAACTTATATTTGAACCTGATAGGAAGTTAAGTAAAAGAGTGAGTGAACATTTAAAGAATAGTCAACAATATTATAGAATATGTCAATAAATAAATTAATATCTGTTAGGAATCCTATAATTGATGCTCAGGATTTTTTAGGAATTGACCATGATAAAGATGTTCCTTGGTTTACAAGGCTTGCCACTTTAGCTGAGCAGCAAATAGGTTCTTATTACCAATATGAGCGTAAAAGAAAAGTGATTAATATCAGTAATTGTGTGGCTTGTTTACCTAATGACGCTGTACTTGTTGAGGCGGCTATATTAGGAGATTTAGGGGAAGATTGTGATAATTTATTTGCTAGTGCTTGTGGCGGGGTTGGAAGCAATAGTGTTACTAATGTAAATAGTAATGGATTGTTTTTAGTTGTGGATTTATCTCCTTCGCCCGATTCCAGTATTAGTTTTGGAAAAGTGGACTATTCTATTCAAAACAATAAGATAATTTTTGATAGGAGTCGTGACGGGCAGAAAGTAACAGTTCAATATATTCGATACAAAACAGATTGTGATGGATTTATTGAAGTGGGAGAGAATCATGTAAATGCTATTAGATGGTATATTATTTACCATTATTTGTTTAGAAAGTCAGGTAGTAATTACATAGAGCGTGATAAAATGAATATAGCTTTCCAAGAATGGAATAGAGAGTGTCGCCATGCCCGCGCAGAAGATAACAGGCTTACTGAATCTCAGTACAGGGAAGTGGCAAGAGCTTATAATAACCCTATGTCTGGTCGTGGATTATGGCAAGGAATGTACACCACCCTTGGTAACTTTTACACTATTTGGTAAGCAATGAGAGATATATTTGAGAATACCTTTCAAAATGGAATGTCAAGTGACTACAATGTAGTCCTTCAGCCTGATGGTACTTACCGATATTTAAAGAACTGCCAACTTGTTTCTCAGGATGGTAATAATTTTGTAATTAAAGACTGTTTAGGCAACGTTCTTACATTTACAGTTAACGCACCTTACGATGCTGTTTATACTTCCGTAGGAGCCTCGCCAATGATTATAGGGATGATTTCTTTCCCCGATAAGCTAATTACGATTACAGATGTAGGTGAGATAGGTATTATTAAATACATTCCTTATGGTGAAGGAGTACAGCCTTTATCGGTGACAGGTGAATACAATGCTGGATATGTCCCATTGTATCATAGCACAGAGTTAAATCTTAGTAAGCTACATAGAATTAATGGCTTCTCTTATATTGAAAATGAGTTAATAGAGCGTATTTATTGGACTGATAACTTTAATGAGCCAAGGGTGTTTAATGTCTCTGACCCAATATTTACTAACTACTTTTCAAGTGGCTCTCTTGTAACAGGTGAGCAATATATGGTTCTTGAAGGAGCTATACAGCACCCAATAGGAGGAGCTAATCCTATTTATGGTCCGGGGCTTACTGCCGGAAACACATTTACAGCTTCTTCAGCTACATATACTAATCTTACTGCCGCAGCTCCCACTCCAAAAATAATAGCTTATTATCCGCCATCTCTTTTAGATTTTACGCCTTCTCGATCTTTAGGGAATATTATATTTAAAGAATACGGCTCTGGAAGTCTTTATTGCGGTTCTAAGACATATTTTTATAGATTAGGCACTAATGATGGAGTGGTTACAACATGGAGCTATGGCTCTTCTCCTATACCAGTTGGAACATTAAACGATTCATTTGCCCTCACTTCCCCAAACGTACCTTATCACGATTTTGTTGGTGGAGGTACAACAACTGCGCTGCTTAATAGTGGTCTTTCAGTTTTGATTAATATAGAAAATGTAGATGAGGATTTTGATTATATAGAAGTGGCATGTGCTGAATTTGATCAACTTGCAACCGCTCCAAGACAAATATCTATTATAGCCAAAGATGTAATAACATCCCCTACTATGGTTATTACCCATGACGGGACTATTAATTTAGGCATACTAACTATTGGTGATATTACGCTGTTTCCTGCAAGTATTCTTAAATGTAAAACACTTGCTACTAATAAGAATTTTATTTTAACTGGTAATATTACTGAGAGGATTGAATTTGACTGGGACGCTAATGATTACCCTGCATTTACAGCAGCGTGGTTTCAGTACCCAATGAACTCTCATTACGATGCTACAAGCTGTTCGTTAAGCGGAATGGTGCCTTCTGGTATTAGTCCTCCAAGTGGTGGATATATGGCAGCAGGACCAACCGCGGCAGGTTCAATAACTCCATTCTCAAAGTGGTTAGTTACAAGCGGCACTGTTACATATAACGGAACTAATTATACAACTGGACAAGTGTTTGAGGGTGTTCCGGCGGTGTTAAATAGCGATATTGCAACCCTAGCCGCAGCAAGCTCTTTTGTTCCATGTGTAAATAAAAACAGATACACTACATTTGCTGGCGACCCTGTGCCAAATGCTATTGAGATTAAAAGAACTACTGACACTATAAATGATTGCTTTTGGGATTACAAATCAGCAGCCGCACACCATCATTTGGCTGGGTATTGGTCAGGAGAAACTTATAGATTTGGCATGTTGTTTTATGATAAAAAAGGAAATCCATTCTATGTAAAATGGTTGCTTGATTATCAAATGCCGTCTGTTTATCTTAAAACTGGATATAATCTAAGAAGAGATCAAATAGGAACCACTGGTAATTATGTTTATTCATTGAATCCATCAGGAATGAGGTTTCAGGGAATTACATTACCACAAGAGGTTGTAGATCAAATAAGTGGTTTTAGTATTGTTAGAGCTGAAAGGGATGCTCGTATTGTCACACAAGGGCTTGTTACTCAAAATGTAGATACTGGCGCTTCACCAAAAGTATATAGACCCGCCGCATGGAATCCAATTAGTGCCGATACGCATAACGTTGCAAGTAAAATTTACACATACATGTGTCCTGATATTTTAGTGGACGCTCCATTAAAAAAAGCAGTAGGCGTTATTGGTGATACAATGGAAGAGGCTGTATGGTTAGACCCTTATGATTATGGTGGAGGTAGTGTTGTTAGAGGTCAGGGTGTTGCCGGGAGTGAACAAGTTTATACAAAGTATCTATCTTGCTTAAATGATAATTCATTACGCACCGGAACCATTACTTATTTTGATTCAGTAGATGAATCTCAAACTTTAAGTAATTTAGGCAACGGAGATACTTATGAGAACGGAACTATGCAGGTGGCAGTTGCTGCCGGAACTGTTGTAAAAGGAACTTGTGTTACAGGTGGACTTGATTATAACTTAGATGGATATAATGCTACCGGATGTAAAAAGACGGTGTTTATCTTAGAAACTGACTTTAAACATTACGGACCTTCTGCTAACGATTATACTTCTGTTGCCGCAATGGGACAGATGGAAAAGATTGTAATGAATTATGTAAAGACTGGTTTTGCTAACCCTTATGGCGGTACTGGTGATTCATCTAAAGCAAACACACTTTATATTTCCACAGGACATTTTCAACCAATTAACGCTTCAGTTCTTGCAGATGTTTTCGATGGAACTAATTATGTTTTTAATGATGTAGAAGTATTTGGTGGCGATTGTTATACCTGTATGATTGACCAAGGGTATGCTTTATGGGATGCTGGATTTGTTGCCAGTAGATACTCTTATGCTTGGACATTCCCTTGTGAGTGTAATTCTAATTACAATTTAAGACGTGGGCGTAAAACCTCTAACGTAGAAATGTATTATACCGGCACCGCCCTTACTGAATCAATTACTGTACTTGGACCTGCTGGAGAGATTAATTTAGAAGATTATTCCTATAATCAAGGGTATTCGACCGAGGGCCAACAAGTGGTATATCCGGCGTTGCCAATAGATTTTATTAACAGCTCTAGCTTTCAGGCAAGGATAAGGTATGCTGGTGAGAAGTTTATAGGTGAAAGCATTGATTCATTCAGAACATTTGCTATAAATGATTATAAGGATTTATCTGCTAATTATGGCCGGATAAACAGCATAAATGTAAAAGAAGACAAGGTGGTTGTTTTTCAGGACAATGCTATTAATACAGTCCCTATTTTAGAAAGACAGGTAGTTAGTGGTGTTAGTGGTGATGCTACTACAATAGGTACTGGCGGGGTTGTGGATAGGTTTGATGTGATAAGCTCTTATTTTGGCACACAGCATCAATGGAGTATCACAGAAACGGAATATGGATTTGCTTTCTTTGATATGAGAAGAAAAGCTTTTGTTATTTTAGACTTTGGCGGTGGCCTATTAGAGATAAGTCAGGTGTTTGGGTTAAAGGCATTCTTTGACGAAGTATTTATGGAAATTGAAGGTACAGGTAGTTCTGATACTACAATTCTATTAAACTCCCCTACATTTGAAGAAACCGCGGATAGACCATTAGTTGGGGTTGGTATTACATCTGTGTATGACCCTAAGTTTAAAATGACCTATATGACATTTAAGTTTTACGGTCAAAATGCAGACGGCACTAAATCGAAAGATTTTACTATTGGATATTTACATACAAATACTAAGAAGTGTTTTGTAGGGTTTTACGATTGGTTCCCGTGTATCGCTCATAATCATAATCAGATTGTATTATCTGTAAATAACCCTAAAAATACTACTCAATATTTACCAACCGTACCTACAAATGAATCTTTTGTTGTGGGCGAAACTCTTTGGGGAGATAGCGGTATGACCGATGAATACATTTGTATTGCTGATGTTACTTTAGACAATGCCGCCAAGTTCCCTAAAGGAGCAAGCGGGGCTACTTATTGGTTTAGAATTAATAAAATCAATCAGTTGTGGGTGAACAACCAGCCAGCAGCCTTAACGGATGTAACAGCAGGGGGGTATCAATATAATATGTTCTTTGGAAGAGTAGTGGATAACGAGCTTCACATTGTAATCAATCCAAAGCAACAGGGGGATGAAGCATTTTATGTGCAAAACATCTCTCAGAATGGTCCTTACAATATTAATTACACTTCCATTTATGCGGACGCTGATAGTCAGGCTGGGGCAGATTTAAATATTACTGGCACTAACAGAAATTACAGATTCATCTTTGATAAGATAACCAGTACTGTAATGAGAGACGCTACTACTGGGGCTAGGATAATCAATAAGTATTTACGTATGAGATTTGTTAAAAGAAATTGGACTACCGTCCCGATTTCATTAGAAACAAGTGTAAAGATATTGAGGTCTATTACCTCTTACTTTAACACAAAACGATAAAACGCAACCTTTTATAATTTACTTCGTTAAACTATACAAACCATTACAAGTTTGAAAGGAATTTAGATACATTCTATTTCATTACAGATTTGAAATGAAAAGTATAATTTAAAATATAAATAAAATGAAAAAACTATTTTTGTTGTTATCCCTAGCGATAATATTTAAGTCAAATTCACAAATAATCACATCCACAGGGACGGTATCTTCTTTATCCGTTTCCCCGCAAGTAGTGTGTGTTTGTGATAGTATTAAAATTAAGTTTAGATTCACTCCTAGTTCAAGTGTTGACACCTTGGATAAGTTTAACTTTTACATTGACTATTTTGATTACGAGTACAACGCAACCAAATATGTCAAGATAAGAAGTTTCACTTTCTTGGACTTTTATAACATGGAGAAAGAGCTTATTAACAATATTAACAACGACACAGCTTATTCTTTTTGGTATAAAATACCATGCGATTTAATTAATAATATAGGTAAAAGTGGTGATTCTCAGGTTTTAATTAAGATTACATTAAAAGATGGTTCTGGCATTGCTGTTTTAGTTAAGTTGTGCAATCTTACAGGGATAAATTCTTACGAATATGATAAAAAAGATGTTCCTGTTTATTATGACATGAACAGGGTCATTGTCGCCCCGAAAAGTGGAGAGTTGTTAATTAGACAAATTGGTATAAACAGAGTTAAAGTATTAATACAATGAGAAGAGAATATTTTATTAAATGTAAAACAGATTTAATTCCAAATGAAGTTTTTTATGTGTTTATGACAATCAACGGTAATGCTAAAGACGCTAAAGAAATAACAGAGCAAGCTCTTGCTTTTTGCAAATCTGATATTAAAAAATCAAATAATGTAGACATTCCTATTAACAAGATTGAAATACTAGTATTCAGCTTATTACAAACCACAACCATATGAAACTAACCATATTGCTTTTGGCTATTGCCATTCAAATTAACGCCCAATCGGCCCCAATGCGATTCTCGTGCGGTAAAACCGATACCATATACATACAAATTGAATCTGACAGTACTTACTCTACCAGCAAGCTAAATGTCTCCTGCTCTAAACATAAACACTCAGATTGGACTTCTATCACCTTTGGATTCACTGACGGCAGCTTATTGGAAGTGTCTTCTGCTTCTGGCTACCAAATTAAAGACACTGAGAAATTTAAGACTATAATGTTTGATTTTATCTCTTTTGACGACATTATTTCATCCACTGCCTGTATAAACATAAAGACTAAAGACTACTTCATAAAGCACTTCAATTCAGTTAAAAACTAAAAGTGTAATTGTTCAAAACTTTTATTACATTTGGTAGCATCAATTTGTCATCAAATGAAGAAAGCTCCTTCCTATAAAGGTGGAGGCAACCTTATCAAAGGTGAGCCTAACAAGCCTAAAAAAACAACCATAGACCGAACTAAATACAAGGCGATATTAGACAGGCCAATAGAAGGAACTGGCACTAATGTTGTTGGTGACAGTCAGGATAACTTTACTCCCGAAGTGCTTAAAAACATGGGGTATAATTACTACTCAGGAACAATGGGAGGTAAGGATATTGTTTATGAGAAAGGCGGAAGGTATCACATTTACAACGAACAGCCTAATGCCAAACAAAATAAGTTTGGTTTAATTGATATTGGTGATTTATCTGAACCACCTATTAATCCTACACCTGCTTTAACCACCCCTACCGTTCCTAAGATGGTTAAACCACAAATTGACCCTACTCATAAATCGCTTGATTTTAGCAATCCTAATATGATTCTTGACCCTAATACAGGAACTTATACTAATCCCGTTACTGGTAAGCGCATAGAGCCTATTGTAGAGCAATATAAGCATGGTGGTAAAGTGAAAGGACTTGCTTTTGGTGGCAGTACATCTTACAATGAAAGATTCAACACTGTTAATCAATTAAACACACAGCAGAACCAACAGGCAGAAGCAGACTCTCCAAGTTTTTTATCTAAAAATCAAAACACATCTCGCGTACTTGGTTCTGGGGTAATGACTTTAGGAAACCAAATGTATCAGCGTAAATATGGAGCAAGTGCTAATCCAGAAGAAGAGGCTAAATACGATCAGGCGGTTGGAGCAGTAGATTCCACCGCTTCTTCAGCATTACCTTGGTATGCTTTAGCTAAAGGAGCTTCTAATATTGGCAAAAGTCAAATTAAGCGTGATGAAAATGGACGAGCCACTACTAAAGTAGGGAGTGTTTCAGACGATTGGTTAACCCCTGACCATGAATTAATCATGCAGGGATATAAACAGGATGGCGTTAAAGGCGCCTTACGTGAATCTTCTGGGCTTGGTAAAATAGGTAGAACTATCGGTACACTTACAAATAACGCTAATGAAACCGAAGGGTTTTGGGGGAAGTTTAACAAAGCAACCGGTCAAGCTGGTAAGAATAAATCTGCCGGAATGGACGAGGCTGCTAAACAAGCTCAATTAGATGCTATTGCTGCTGAAAAAGCAAAACAAAAGGATGCTATAAACAAAGGTAGGATTGCTGAATCTTTAGCTGCTCGTAATGCAGGTGACACTAATTTTGAGCAAGATTATTTTAATCAAACGCTTGCAGATGGAGGAATTATTAAAGGTGCTGGTACAGCTAAGAGTGATAGTATAAGTGCTAAAGTAAAGCCGGGTTCTTTTGTTGTACCTGCCGAAAATGCTCCTATTGCAGCCGAACTTAAAGATAAATTATTAAGAAAAGCTCCAAGTAAAAAAGCAAGTTTAAACCAAGGTGGCGGTGTAGATGTTAAGCTAAGTGATGGTGAGTATCTATTCTCTCCCGAAGAGAAAATGGAATTACAAGCCAATGGCGTTGATTTAAACGCTCTTGCTCCTAACGCTAAAGAAGAAGATAAATTAAAGTGCGGTGGTAAAGTGCCAATGTATAAAAGTGGTGGTGGTATCAATAAAGTAGTTTCTGATTTAGATATAATTGAAATAGCTAGTGGAGGAAAAGGATATGAATCACTTAGCGATAAAGATAAAAAAAGAGTTGATGATTTAAAAAAATTACAAGTTAGTGATATTAAAAAAGTTCCATCATACAAAAATGGCGGTGGTGTAAATGGAAATAATGATGATTTTGAAAAGAAAGAATTAGCTAAAATTGAAGCTCAAAGAAAAGCTGACGCAGCTAGACTTGGAGAAATAAAAGCAAAACAAAAAGCAGATGAGGCAAAAAGAGCTTTAGCGTCAGATATTCGTCAAAGATTAGAAATACAGTATAACGCTAAAAAACAATCAAAAGCTAACATTGATAAGTATCAAAATGAATACAATGCAATTAAAAAAGCTTATGATAATTATTCTAAAGAAAGTGATTTTGAATTAAATAGACCTCTATCAACAGGAGAGAGGTACACTAAATCCGCCAAGCCAACTACGGAAGAGGTAAGAAAAAATAAAGAAGATTTATTAAAAAAACTTCAAGATAGTAAGTCAAAATTAGATGCCGCTCAAAAAGATTATAATTACGCTTCCAATGAACGTAATTTTATAACTCCTGAAACAGGAAGAGGGCTGAAATCTTCTGCCGGAAAAGGACTAGATAATTTAAAAAGCGATAAAGCTACTACACGAGAAGCGGTAAACGCTCCTTTAACCGCTACATCCACTCAAAATATTGCTAAAGAATTAGCTGGTAGATATAAAACCGCTCCTAAGAAATCAGGTAATAAACCTGCAACTGAAAAAGCGGTTGCTGATACATTATCTCCAATTGATATTAATCAAATTCCAACAAGTGAATCTGATAATTTATTTGATAGTAGAACTTCTGCTGAAATGGCAAGAATGAATCAGCCAGTGGAAAGGGTTTCTCTTTCTGCTCCTGATGCTATTAATCCAACTGTTACAGAAGCAGATCAAGCTCCAATGCAAACAAATTCAAGTGGTCAACCTAAATTTAGTAAATTTAATTTAAGTGGGGCTTTGGACGGTGCAATTAATTATGGACTGCCTATTGCTCAAACAGCTATTGGATTTAGTCAATTAAAGAAATTAGGGAAACGTCCTGTTGATACGCTAGACCCTGAGTATTTAAATGCAATTTCAAAGACAAGGGCTGGCGTAGAGAAGGCTAATCAACAAGCTAAGTTTGGATATTCGCCACAGGAATTAGCGGCTTTAAATCAACAAAATGCGGCTCTTACTAACGCAGGGCGTTATGCTGCTAGAAATTTCTCTGGTGGTTCGGCGGCTAATGCTTTGAATATGGAACGTAGTGTTATTAATGACTCTTTCGGACGCGGACTTACTACATCTATCAATGACAACGCTCTTAAAATGCAGAAGCAACAATTAGCTTTTGAAAGACAGTCTGGACTAAATGATATGTTGTCTCATAAACAAGAACTTAACAGACGCTTATTCTCAGATACAATGTCTGCGTGGCAGCAAAATCAAGGTTCTGCCGCATCTTTAGCTAATGCCGGTATTCAAAACTTGCTTGATGCAAATAGATATGATAAATTTATGAAGTCTTCACAAGAAGTTAACAATCAAATTTAATAAATATGGAGTGGGGTACACTTGCAGGTCTTACTGTAAAAAATAATTTAGATCAACAGATACAGGACGCTAAGTATTTTGACCAACAACGTAGGCAAAACGAGGTTATGAATATGCAGAAAGCCAAGATGTTTTCTGACGATCTTGAATTTCAAAATGGCTCCAATCCTTATGACGATGCGATAATTAAGCAAGAGAATCAAAGATTAGTATCGGACATAGGAAAGTATGTAACTGATAATCCAGATTGGACTACGAATGTGTATAAGGCTTCTGAGGTTAAAAGAATGAAGCAATCAATGAAGAGTACCCCTGCCGTTCTTCGTTCTATGGCATACAAAGATGCTATGGCTAAATTTAATGCTGACTTATCCGAAGTGGCTAAAAACCCTAATAAATATGACGCGGAGGCTTATGATGCAATTCAGCAACAAGTTGAAAACTACCATAAATACGGAAATCAATATGGTGAAGAGGCTGCTAAGAAAGAAGGTGCCAGACCACTTGTTTACCAAAAGCCACAAGATTTAATTAATGTACCCGATACTCTTTTAAAGGCTGGTAAAAACATTAATAATTTTAATGTTAAGAAAGGAAAAGATTTAGGAGAATATATGACTGAGCCGAAGCCAGAAGAGGTGAAAGCTATTAAGGATTCTATTTACCAAGAACATAATAGGTCTATTGCATTACAAGCAAAACAATTAGGACTTACAACCCCACAACAAATAGATAAATGGCTTACTGATGGTATTATAGCCGGATTTGAGCCTAAATACTCTCCGGGTGACCCAAATGCTTTATGGGAAAGAGGGATGAGAGAAAGAGAATTAAGGGCTAAAGAAGCTAAAAGCTCTCCAATGCCAAGTTACACCCCTTTTGATGATTTGTTTGATAAACGTAAACCGGCAGGTAATGTCCCCGCTGAACTTGCTTATAAAACTTGGGGTGAAACTCCTAAGATTAAAGTAGTGGGCAATTCAGGTCAGGCGGTTGATTTAACGGGACTTAAGATGAATTATGATAATAGATATGTTACGGATAGTAAAGGACGTAGATACCTATCAGGATATGTCAATGTACCTTTGGATGTTGCTAAACAAAACGGAATTTGGACGGGTGATGATGAAGATGGTGGTATTTCTGCCTCGTTTTTAGGTAAAGCGGTAAGAAGACAAAAAGAATCTAAAGATGGTAAAGGTGCTACATTTGTAAAGCTTGACTACATGATGCCTATTGATTATAATGATGGTACCGCAAGACAGTTATATAATTCTCATGCGCAGCCCGCTAAATTAGTTGAGCCGTTGCAGTATGATAGTAATTTAGGTAATACAAAGCCGTTAACTGTTGAGCAAAATGGCTATACTTATACATGGAATTCCGAAAAAAATGTTTATGAATAGTTATGCCAGATAATAAACCAGCATTTAATCCAAATAAACCGTTTGTTCCATCGGACAATAATGGTGTAGATAAACCTGCTTTTAATCCAAAAGCTGCGTATAAGCCATTGGAATCTACTGAGACATACAAAGATGCTTTTACTTCTGTAACGGAGGATATTTACAAAAGTCCTAAAGAAGATAATAAAGTAGAAAGTGCTATTGACTTTATCGCTAAACACCCTACAACAAAAGGTGGTATGGTTGATTTAGAAAAAGACATATTACGTGGTGTATTTAAAAATCCTAATGCCAGTCAAGATCAAATTAAAGAATCAATTGCTACTATGCAAAGTGGCAATCTGTATTACTTAAAAGATGAAGGTGGTGTTATGGTACCAAAACAATTGAAGTACGGCGAGAAGCCTCCTAAAGGCTATAACGCGCAATCTGTCTGGGGTAGTCAAAAGGATGCTAATAATGATTCTTGGTACACTGATTTAGGTAAGAGTTTATACAATGGTGTTATCGGCACGGCAGAAGGAGTTGTTGATTTAGCTCAAATGGGTACTATGGCTATCACTGATGATAAAAGTGATTACCTTGCTAATCTTAGTAATACCGCCGAAGCACTTAAATTCACTAAAGATGCAGATATTAACAAACCTATATTTAACACGGAGGGAATAAATCAATTTTCCGACTTAGTTGATAAGGATAGATTTGACATTTCACCCGCTGCTTTGTGGGGGACATTAAACATGGCTGCTGAATCAGTGGTATCATTTTATGGTGGAGCAAAGGGAGCTACTACACTTGCTAAGTTAGGGCCAAAGGCTTCTGCTTATGTAGGCTCTTATCTTACGCAATTGGGGGATAACCTTGATAATGCTAAAGAGGCCGGATTAGAAGGAAGGGAAGCTGCTACATTCGCTTCATTAACTACAAGTGTTCAGGCGGCTATTGACGCTAAATTTGGACTTGAATCTAAAATATATCAAGCCTCTATGAAAAAACCTGCTGCTGCTTTGTTTAAAGATTTAGCAAAAGGAATAGAGAAGGATGCAGAAGGTAAAATAACAGCAGAAGGATTTAAACAACTTGCCAGAGAAACTGCCGATAATTATGGTAAACTTGCTGCAATAGGGGCTAAAGAAATAGGTAAGGATGCTTTAAAAGAAGCTGGACAAGAAGCGGGACAAGATTTTGTTGCTAAGGCGGCTGAAAACCTATGGGATAAATTAGACATTAATGAGAAAGCAAAGTTTGGAACTGATGTTACCAGCGCTCAATCATTTGCAAGTTATATCCAAAATGGACTTGCGGGACTTGTCGGTGGCGCTCCAATGGCAATAGCCTCAACTAATGCTAAAAAGAAATATGACGAACAGAGTGCTAATGCTTATAAAACTGTTCAACAAGGTCCAGCAGCCGTTCAGGAACTAAAAGGTAATTTAGGTGTAGCAAAAGAGAAAGGACAGATAACTGAACCTGAATACAGAAATGCAGTTGATAAAGTAGACGCTTATCAGAAATACAATGAGCAAACCAAAGACCTTAATTTAGACGAGAAGCAGAAGAAAGAAACATTCGAGCTTTCTTTTAATATTGAATCTTTGAAGTCTGAGGTTAATCAATTTACAAAAGAAGAGCTCGACCAATTAGACCCTATTGCACTTGGTAAAATTGATTCTAAGAAGAAAATAATTAAAGGCTTACAAGAAGAGCTTAATAAAATTATACTGCGTGAGGATGTACAGAGAGAGACTAAGGTAGGGCAAGATACGGTTAATAAGGTAGTGAAGAATGAAACTCCTAAAGAGGGTGAGAAGAAAATATCTGACTTATTAAAAACATTCAAAACTCAGGCAACAAAGGTAGATAAGGTGGATGTTAAAGAAGCTGCCAAGCCGGAAGATAAAAAACCTTACAGAAGATTTGCATACGATAGAGATAATACCCCTGACTTTGATTTAAAAGATAGTAAAGGAAATTATCAGTTTAATAAACTTACTGACCCTATATCTCGTAAAAGAGCACTTACCGATCACTTTGATAAAAACCCTGAATTAAAGGATGAAGTGGAAGGATATGTTCACCAAAGTCAAAATAACGTATGGCAAGTAGATGTTGGCAATGGAAGGTGGATGCAATTTGCTCGTTCAATTGACCCCGAAACATTATTAGGTGATACTACTAATTTACCTGAATTAAAGGAAGATGTTAAGGATAGTGATGGTAGACTGTTAACGAGATATAAAGAACCTGTTATAGTTAAAATGGAAACTATTACCGGAGATCGTGAAGATCGCAAAGGAAAGCCGTTAAGGATATTTAATGTTTATCGCAAAAGAGATGGAGCATACATTGTTTCTTTAAAAGAAAGACAAAAGGGGAATAGCGATTATAGTGACGGAGAGAAAGCTCAAATGGCAGCTATAAAAGAGCGTGGTTACGTCCCTAAAAGTAAAGAGTCAGTTAAGGAAGCTGTTAAGAATAGGAATGAATCGGTGGCTACAAAAGTGATAGAATACGGTGATAAGATTATCGCCGGAGAAATATTAAAATCACCTAAGGATATTCAGTTTTACGAAAATAATAAGAAAGATATTGAAAAGTATTTAGGTGAAAAGGCTGCTGAATATAAAAATAAAGTAGAGAAGATAAAGGATAAGATTGTTATTAATCCTATAACTAATCCCACTGATTTGACTAGAAAAATAGCTATCACTAAAAAATTAAAAGGTTCTAGTAAGAAAATACAAATAGAATCTAATGTTAAGTCAGAACAAAATAAAATATTAAAAAAGGTAGAGTTGTTAAAAAAATTAATAGATTGTATTCATGGATGAAGAAGAAGTAACCCCAGAGGAGTTTCAGATTGAAATGATGGAAAGCCATCATAAAGAAATGATTGCTGCCATAAGAAGTATAAAGTTTCCTGAACAAAAGGATAGTTCTCCTGTTTTACAGAAACTTAATTCATCTATTGATTCAATGATAAGTAAGTTGAATGCTTTACAATCACCTACCGTTAACGTTGAGAAAACAGATCAAACAGAGGTGACTAATCTTTTAAAAGAATTAATATCGTCTGTGAATAAATTAGGAGAAAAAGAAGAGAAACCTGAAAAGAAAGAATTTATATTTGATATTGTAAGAGATGGCCTTGGTAATATTAAATCAGTAAAAGCTAAACAAGTATAATGGCAACTTTAGATTCTGTAAATATAATTCCAAGCCTTCCGCCAATTTTTTCAGGTAAATGGAGAGGTGCTACCGGCACAACATACTCGACTGCTTCTTTTGCAGCAAATCAAGTCTATGTTACACCTTACTTAATTTGCTCACCACATACTGTTTTACAAATACGTGTTCCGGTTACTACCGGAGTTGCTGGTCAGTCCATAAGAATGGGACTTTATTCAGCTGATGTAAATGGATATCCAGATGCGCTGATTGAGCAAAGCGGAGCTATTTCAGTTGCAACTAGTGGCGAGTATTCTTATACGTTTGCATCCGCTTTAGCATTAACTGGTAAACTGGTATTTATGGCAGTAAATTGCACAAGTACTGGCGTAGTATTTAGATTGTGGATTGGACCTGTTAATTTATTGCCAAGAACTGCTGGAAATCCACCGGTGGCAGGATATCGTTTTGCTCACGGATTTGGTTCATTCCCAGCTAATTTTCCCGGAAGTGCTATTGAAACAACGAACGGAAATCAACACATGTTAGAGTTATTAGTACAATGAGAGTTATTACTAATATAGCAAAACGAGACAAAGACGGCAATATAATGCTTGACGAGTTCGGAACTCCGATTATGGAGGCGTTAAGTGATGTTGAAGTAGCGATATCATTTATAGAGTTACAAGAAAGTATGTTGTCAGAAGTGGATTCGCAAACACAATCTAATATCCGGTTAGGGTTTACTTTTGATGGTATTGTTTTTTCAATGAGCGAAAACGCGCAACTAAATTGGAGTAACATTCCAAATATACCAAAAGAAGCTTTCCCGTTTGAGGTAAGTGGAAAAGAAGATGATGTTTATTTATTGTCAGAAGCTAATAAAATGAATTTTTATATGACTGCAATGAGTTTTAAGATGAGTTTATTAAGCGCTGGAACGAGTAAGAAAAAACTTATTAAAGCGTGTAAAACAATTGAGGATTTAAAAAAGATAGTATAAATGGCAAACGAGATAAACTTTTCAGCCTTAACCGGCCAGACTATAACTTGTCAACTATACGATGGAATTACTCCTGTGGGAACTCCGTTTGCCACTTCTGAAATAGACACTACTGGTACTTATGTAGCCTCTATGCCAGCTACTCCTTATGGGAAGTATGTGGTTGTGGCAAGCGCTTCTGGAACTACCGTGGCAAGTGGGGAGATTCATTGGAGTGGTGACTATGAGATTTTAACTGCTTTTGGAATGCTTAGAGGACTTGACCCTAACAATCCTGTTACTCAAACACTCACTAATTTAACATCTGGAAGTATAGATATTGCTGTTACAGGCGATCTTTCCACAACTACCACGTTTACAGCGCAACCATGAGCAGAAGAGCTTTAGCCATACTAAGTGAAGGGATGTTGAGTGAGTCTCAGAAGAGGTCGTTGACATTACTTTCATTGGGTATGATTGAGGTTACTTTATCGCCTACGCCAACCCCAGAAAGAAGGAGAAGGGGTGGTGGAAGAGATGGTAGTTATGTAGAAGATCAGAGTCATAGGATAAAATTGCAAAAAGAGGATGAGGAAATTTTAGCATTAATTCGTAGCTTTATAGAATGGGAAGCATAATAAAATGTTTGGATAAAATAAAAGGATTCTCTCAAAAGGAAACTGATAATCTTATTGCAAGTAGTGATAAGTATAAGAAAGAGGGAATGAGTGATGTTGATGCTGATACAAAGGCAGTGATGGATTTATACGCTTCGTTACAGGAAGAGATTAATAAGCTAAAAACCAAATCTGATAAACAGGAAAGTGTAAAGAAAACTGTTTCAGTTAAACCTGAGCTTGTAAAAGAAGCTCCTAAAACTACCTCCGTTGAATCTAAGTCTCGTGAAGTAAAGGATGTAGAAATTAATCAGGTTGAAAAAAACGCACTTATAAGTGAAGGGTATGATAATTCAACTATTAATAAAGCAGTAAAAGAAGCCAACGAACTTCGTAGGTTACCGGCAAAAGAATTATTTAAAGTACTTAATGAAAAAGGGGTATTTAATCTTGGCAAAGGCGATACGAATGTGGAGCGTCCTGATATTGGACTTGCAAGTTCTGAGTATAACAATACACTTTCTCAATTAGAAAAAAGTAAAGACACTAAAACTATTGAGAAGTTAATGAATTTTATTGAAGACATCAAGGAAACTGGTGTTATAAAAACTATTCGTGGAACGGGCGGAAAGACTGAAAGATTTTCAGCTCCATTACATAGATCATTACTTGAAAAGTCTAATCCTGATCGCGGGCTTACAGAGATAGAAGAAAAAGAGAAACTTGCCGAAGAAGAAACAAGACTTGCTTATGAATCTCAATTGGAGGACGCTGCTCAATATCAAAAGGTATCAGATAAGGCTGGAAATATATCTAAGGCGGTTGATAGGATTAAGAAAGTGATGCCGAAAGTGAATGTAGTGATGGATAACACTATTAAAGGAGCAGGACAAGTGAAAGGTAATACGCTCTCTATTAACCCAGATTATGCAGGATTTGACACTCCTATTCACGAGGCAGGACATATATTAATTGATTCTATTGGGTATAGTAATAAAGTGATACAGGCGGCAATAGCTCAACTTAAAACAACTCCACTGTGGGAAGAAACTAAAAAGCTATACTCCGATCTTAACGAAGAAATGTTAGGTAAAGAAGTATTAGCAGAGGCTATTGGAAGAGAGGGTGCAGGAATATTCGATAAAGAAGTTGATAAAACACGTTTTAAAGCTCTTTTAGACTACATCTTTAATAAGCTGAAGCAATTGTTTGGCGTGGATAAAAACATTGCTAAAAGCCTAGCTAAACAGATTATAGGCGGTATTAAAACCAAAGAACTTGTAGGTAAGAATGAAACGGTGCAGGAGGCAAGAAAAAGAGAAATAAGCGAAGATGAAGCTGCTCTTAATGAATTATACGAAGTATTTAAAAATACCCCCGACTTATCTAAGTTTAAATATGAAGACCTTTTAGATGCTTACAACATCATTATCACTTCTACCGACATCCCACAGGGGAAAGAGAATAAAATTAAGAATGAAATACTTAAACGTATAGGTATGAATTTCTTTCAACGTTCTATGGATAAGGCCAGAAACGACCCTAAATTCTCAGAAGAAAAAGCTATTAAAAAAGATATTGGCTGGTTTGATAAACAGTTTAAAGTACTATCTCACTTTAGTAATGCTTTCCCCGAAATGAAAGGGCTTAGTGATTTATGGCAAACTGCTTACTTTGATAAAATTAAGGCTTCCCGTGAAAAGAAAAATCTTAATGAGAAACTGGCGGTTGAAGTAATTAAAGACAGAAATGATCGGCTTGGAATTGTTCAACGAGGTAAAGAGTTTATCCAGCAATTATTAGGTAACCAAAACTACAAATACTTTGACTACTTAGATAACGGAAAAGGCGGTCTTATAACAGTATCGGAGGCAAATCAAAAGGGATATACTAAAGCCCAAATTGATTATTTAAAGTTTGTACGAGAAGAAATTGGTGAAAGAAAAAACCTTATAGCTTCCGAATCGTATGATGTGGCTATGGATGTTCTTAGAACTGATAAAAGGTTTTATGAGAACTTTCAAACTGAAAATTCTGTGGCCGCAGTAAGCAGTTTGCTCGGTAACACCCATAACATTAATAAGGTTCGTATTAAATTTACTAATCCATTAACCGGAAAAGAAGAAATATCTGAATATGAAAACATAGAGAAGATACTTACAAAGTATGGCGAGAAAGGTGTTAAAGAGAAATTTAAAGCATTACTCGCCATTGGTAAATACAATTACAGAGCGCGTAAACAATTAAAAGAAAGCGTAAGCGTAGACGAAAAAGGTGAATCTAATGTGCTTAATGTTATTCGTAAAGGTGAATATTCGCTGGATGAAAACGGACAATTAAAAAGTAAATTTGATAGACCGCGCGAAGAAACAAGGGCTTACTCCAAAGACTTTTATACTGCCATGCAGGAATTTATTGACGATACCCAGCATATAAAGCATATTAGCCCTTTAATCCCTATAATCAATGCAATAGATTACATTAACAAGAATGGTGCCTATGAATTTGATGAAGATGGTAACAGGGTAATAAAGCATGGTAAAAAAGATAATGTATCTGAATGGCTAAAAGAATGGACTAATCTTCACGTTATTAAACGCCCTAATGAAACTGACCCTGCTTTAGACTTAGGATTAAGGTTTTTAAGGAACTGGGCTAGTTTATCCACTATGATGTTTAATACCCCTGCTCAGTTTATGAACATGGCTATTGGTAATTATAACAATTGGCGTAAGGATAATTCTAAAACATGGGCTAAGGGACAGGCAAGGTTATTTGGCGGAGGTAAACGTAAAGTAACTAAAGATTATGCTTATGGACTTGTTAACCCTTATGCTATTGATATTGCTCGTAAATATGGTGCTGTAAGTACTGATGTGGATTCTAATCCTATTTCTACTGCCGGAGGAATAATGGCTAAACTTGGATTTTTAGGTACTAAATGGGGGGAATTTCAAATACAGGCTTCGGGTATGCTTGGCAAATTATCTGATGAAGATTATAACAGCTTTGAATACAAGAAGAATAAATTTGGAGTGGATGAATTAGTTGTTAAAGATGAAATTCAAGGAGAAAAAAGAAAGGCTTTAGAGAAGCGTATTTTGGATGCTATTGACGAAGTGTCGGACGTTCAGGGTAAATATTCAGACAAGGATAAAATGAATATTATGAACAACGAACTTGGTAAGTCGATCATGCAGTACAAAGTTTGGATGCCCGCTTGGTACAGAACAAGGTTTGGTGAGGAGGGTAGTTTTACAACTATGGTGAATGGCGGAATAAAAGAAATAAGAGATCAGATTAAAGACGAAGGGTTTATGAAGACTTTAGCTTCAGGTAATGATACTAAAGCGGTAAAGGACTTTAAAAGCAACATAAAAGGACTTATGGTGACAGCTCTTCTTATGTCTTTTGTTTATTCGGACGATGAAGATAAAAAGAAATCACTAGCGGCTAAAACAGCACAAAAGGCTTTATCTGACGTTTTATTCATATTCGACCCTAACAACCTTAAATTTACAATAAGCCGTCCTATTGCCTCTGTGAGTAAAATAAACGATCTTTTAGACGCTGTAACTAAATTAAATGAGATAGACTCTAAAGATGTTGTTAAACTACTGCCGGGCAAAAAGGTGGCAGATGCAGTGGAATACTTAACAGAAGAAGATTAAAATGTTAAATAACGAAGAATAGTTGTTTTTTACTATTTCTTATTGTAAATTTATAAAAAAATTCCATGAACGGCTATTTATACATAATTTTGATTATATTTATTTCTAATATAATTCCAAGTTATGTTAAATATGCTTTGGTAGTGCGAGGGGGTAAGGTTAGCAATAGTGCAAAGCCACCACTAAACAAAAAAAGCCAATTTTCGTGTGGTAATCAAATTTGACAGAATATAAGGAAGAAAACTCTAGCCCTCAATCTGAGGAGGTTCTTTTAAAAAATAAAGAGCTTTATAAAGAATTGATTAAAAGAGGATTTTATACTCAATTTATTGGTCATAACGATGAGATACATTATATCATCGTTTCAAATGTAGCTCCTAAATTCCAGATTTCTTTGGAAGAAGCCGCAGACATTTCCAATCTTTAGTATCACTTTTTAGATTATTATTCCTCCAGTTTAAAGGTTGTAGGTTTTCAATGTTACTGCGTCCTCCGTTAGCAAGCGCTAAAATATGATCTATTTCCCAACCAGTTATTGAATCTCTATCTCCGTATTTTTTAAATTCCATTAAAGTTCCACGTTTCTTTTAAATATTTTGGAGGATATGTTACTCAGTTCTGGGTAAGGGGTATATCAAATTCGTTTAAAGCTATTTCTGCGGTCGCTTTAGTAGTAACTTCAATTTGTGCAATATATATATCAAATAATCAATACACAATCGAAAAGCAAAATATAATCCAAAAAGGAATAGAATTAAAAAAAGAAGAAGCGCTAATCCAGCAAAAAAATAATATAGATTCACTAGAACGCTTAATAATTGATCTTCGTTTAAACCAAAAATTGTCAAATGATACTTCATTAGTAAGAATAGTTAAGCGTAAATAACTTGTTCTTAGTCTTTCCGAAGGAAAGGATTGAACTGGACGATAATTGTATTATATAGGATATTAGTTTCATTTTATTGTTTGTAAATATAGTAAGTTTAACGGATTAAAAATAATAAGGTTGCATTTTTAACAAAAGAATTTTATTATATTTATACCATGAAAAAACCAGTTAAATTAACAAAAGAGATAGTGGTACTACTCACACCTCGTATAGCGGACGAATGGACGGCTTTTGCTTTTTACAGAGATGCTTCTAATTACCTGCAAGGAATAGGGTTTATGAAAGCAGCTAAGTACTTTGCCGCCGAATCCACTGACGAATTAACCCATGCTAAAGGTTTAGAATCTTATTTAGTTGACTGGAACGTTCACCCTGAACTCCCTGCATTAGAAGCCCAAGACAACTCATTTGACGGCATTATGGACGTTATTGAAAAGGCTTATGAAATCGAATATCGCTTATATGAGAGCTATGAGAAAACTACTATGGATGTGTTTAACAAAGGAGATGTATGCACTTTCTTCTTTTTACAGACATACAATGACATTCAGCGCAAATCAGTGGCAGAATACAGTGATATGATGAATTTATGTGAAGGCGTGGACACTGAGTCAAAACTTGAAATGTTATTATTAGAGGACAAATTATTTGGACAGGGATAATAATAATTTATATATTTACTAAAACTTAATTACGATGGCCGTTTCCCCTCCCGACTTAACGATAGAATTAACCAAATCAGCAGCTTGTGATACGCTTTATTTAGCTGACGTAACGGGTGTGGTTGGAGTTAATAATAACACTACCGGATATGGTATTTCGGGCGGTCCAACTGTAAATAATGTAACTCAGGTGGTAGTAGTTCTCACTTACAATTCATTAAATACATACATTACCTACGACTTTACTATTTTAAATGGTGTTATTACCGGTTGTGAGCTGTCAATAGAGGCTGGAACTCCGGCGCTAATTACAGGTAATTTAACCTCTACTGTATGGCCTTTTGCCTCTACCTTACCTTTTAATTTATTTGGAGATTATGGAGTGGTTATACCATCTTTTGTAGATGATATTTATACCTGCACTTATACTATTAGCGGGGCAACGTCCACCCCTGAGAACTTTGAATTTGAAACAGAAGAATCGCTGCCTGTAATATGTGCGGTGCAATTGTGTGTTAATCAAAAATTCGCAGGGCTTGACTGGAATTGTGAATTCGCTTCTGAAAAAGCTAAACAAGCATTACTTATTCAAACATACATAAGTCAAGTGGCAGCTTCAATGGCACTGGATGATCTTACAAGTGCTAAAGCTGCATTACTTAATGCTCAAAATCTATGTGATACTGCCGCAGGAGGGTGTGGTTGCTCGTGATTGTAGCCGATCAAATATTAGTGTCATTGTTTAATTCAAACAACTATTCTCAAACTCTCTTTAACGAAATTAATATAAAGAGAAATCAGGGAGAGGATGTTTGTGAATTAGAGTGGAAATACATTCTTTTAAACCAATGGATAAGAATCATTACTGACTTCTATAATACTAATTTTGACACAGAAGGACAGATTGTTACCCCTGCTTATGAGACGATAGCACTTGCTCAGGCACAACAAATCATTTCTCAGATTAAAATCGCTGTGGGGGCAAATAAATACCCTTTAACTAACATATTTCAATTGGGTATATGGATTGAATCACTTAACTTCTATTGGGACGATAGAAATTTATGGTTAGATCAACCTGGACTTTCATAAACTTTTAAAACAAAATACGATGCTTTTAAGTATAATAACAAACAGACTTGACTTAGATGTTCACAGAGGATTAATAAATGACTGTATCACTCAGGTAAACACTAATACCACCGACATCGCTGCGGCACAAGTGGATATTGCTCAGAATACTTCTGATATTTCTAATTTAGATACATCTAAGCAGGATGCAACTGCCGTGTCTACACTGAGAGATGGTTATGATAATACGGAAACAGGCAATTACACTTTAAAAAGCACTGATAAAAATATAATCTACGACATTACAAATGTAGGGGCTACTGTGTTTAATTTACCGGCCTCTGGAACCATCCCTTTATTTTTAGTGGGTGATAAGGTGATTGTAGTGAATAATGAATCAAGTGGCGGAAATATTGTTTTAACTCCAACTGGAGGCTCTACTTTACAAGTAGGTAATTTATCGGCCACGCTTATCCCAGGCGATAGTGCTTATGTTATAAGAACTGGTACAAATAGGTATAAAAGAATCTTCTAATAAAAAAAGCCCAGTATTTCTACTGAGCCTTATCGCCGGGTTTTTGTTTAGAATCAATCTTTCCAAGTAATTGCTTTAACCGCCCACATTTGAGCTGCCTGAATTTCTGTAATAGCAATAGAACATAATCTTTTTTGTTCTTGACTTTCCGTCCGACTTCTTATGCCGTTCATTTGGTCAATTAAATTAGCGCTTTGCATTTTACATCGGTTCACATCTTGATCTCCTGATGGATTAAAATTAATTCCAACTGCTTTCATTCCAAAAGTAGCTGATTCTTGTTGCGGCGGATGCTGCGTTTCATCTTGTGTATTCATGTTTGTTTTTTTTTGGTTACTATCTATTGTTTAATTTAATAATCTACTTGCGGTTCTTTTATACCCACTTTTTGTAAACGGTTCTATGAAAATTATTTCATAATTTTGCCTACCAGCTCCGCATGGCTGAATCCTAAAGTGTCCCCTAACGCCAAAACTCTCAGTTCTTATGGTTGTTGTGTTCCATTTGCTTGTAACTAAGGTAACCGGAAAATCGAAGTCATTACTAATCTTACCCGTTTTTCTTGTTCCGTAAACTTTTTTAGAGTTAATAACCTCTTCGTTGTTTTCTGTTAAATAGAAAAAACAAAGAAATTTATACACAAACTCCTCTAAGTCTTTTACGTCTGAATGATTAAAATGATCACATAATTCACCGGTATTCCTATCAAAATAAAACATTATCCAATACATTTGACCGTCATTATCAGAACCCTTACTAAAAGTAAACTTCATGTGACAAAACCAAATAGTGCTTTCAGAAACAATCATTCTTAATAGTGTGTTGTTTTGGAATATGAATGTAACTTTTTGTTCTGATAAGTTTTTAAAAACATCCCAATTATAGTGGTCTGATTTTTTATTTACCTTTAACATATCAAGATGTTTTATAACAGAGTCTGAAACTATATACGGTTTATTTTTTGAATTATTAATACAATAATACAGATTTGTAGCTCCATCTGAAACAGACTTTTTCTCATCAAAATCATTGTATATGTTTGGGTATTGAGACTCAAGCATCTCAAACCAAAGTTTATCGTCGGTTAAGAATCTATACGCTATGTGATTTTTTAAAACCATTTTTTATAATTTAAACGTAATTTGTAAAATAAGGTTTCATAATTATTTCATTTTTTTTACCTTACCCTTAGTTTTATCTTTTTGTTTATCCATCTCATTCTGTTCGTGCCTGTAAACATTATCAAGGGTTTTTTGTTGTAGTGGTATTTTCTTTTCTCTGCGTAATTGACTTGGAGGCTTAACACCATTGTCAACAATAGTGGATTCATCAGGCATATAGAATAAGATTGAATATTCATCCATTGCTAAGTATTCTTTTCCTTTATGAATAAACTTAGTCCCATTGTTTGATATAGCAGAGGAGTATTGTATTTTTAAGCCCACCCGCGGGTCATTTGAACATTTAGGTCCCACTGACATAATAATCCCCTCACAGGTGTCCTGAGTGTTGTTTCCAGTGGAGCCAAATAGTTTTTGACTTCCACCACCTTCGAGATCAACAAGTGTTTCAAATACCTTTGGTTTTATAAGTTGTTTTACTAATACACCATTTTGCGCCGGAATAGGGATTCCTTCCACTGGTTTGTATTCAGAATGTGGTTTTAGGTTTCTAAGCCTTTCAGCGGCTATTTGTGCGTCACTTAGCGGTTGTTCTTCTTGTTTCATATATTTGGTTTTTATTTCAATTCTGTGATATTCTGAGAATAATTTATTTCCTTACAATTCTGTAATGGATTACTTCTTTAATGTTTTGTATATTTCTTTTAATTCGGCTTCAAGGCGGAACATTTTCTCCCATTCAGGTTTTGATTTAAGCTCTTCCCGCGAGCCAAAATCCCACAGTCTATGACATTCGTCAGACAGAAGTACAATGTTACGCGGGTCTGTTTTCATAAGGGGATATTTATTGAGGGCTTTCGGCAGAACATGAGCAAATGATGTAGCTGTTAATTGCCATAACTTAATACCACTCACAAAACAATACCATTCCCTTGTTTCTGCTATCTCTGTGAATGTGTCAACTTGTTTGGTATCTTTCTTCTTGTATTTGATACGAGTTCTTTTTAAAGGCTTCTTTTCCTTCTTAGGGGGCATCCCTTCTTTAAAATAAGACTTAAATTCTTTAGGCATGGTCTTTAATAATTATAATTACTTTTTGTTCGTCACGCTTGCATTTAACCTGTTGTGGGATAAACTGAGTTACTATACTTGGTTTGTCGTCTTTAATAATCTCTTTTTCAACCAGTGCGTCTCCGATGTGTTTAAAAGAACTACAAAAATTATCCCAATCCATAAGTATTGATTTGTAACCAATGTATTGAATAGTTACCTTTCCTTCGTGCTTTCTTACCTTGTTCTCTCGTAAATGATCGCCAATAATTAATTTGTATAGGTCTTTTTGTTTCTTTGTATTACTCCAATGAGAGCGCATTAACCCTTTATCTCCATTAAGACCAGCTATAAGTCCATCAATGGATAAAACGCTGTCTAATGGCTTGCAAATAGATGTATTGTTGCTTAAAAATATTTGGCTAGATGTCTCAAAAATTTCTTTTACTATTGGCAATGTAAATTCATTTTTAATTA